TTCTGGAGACACCTTTAGTGGTATTATATTTGGTGATACGTTTGACGTAGGTGCTCCAACAGACGCAACGGTGACAGCAGCTAAATTAACAAGTATTAACGGGGCGTATAGAAACGTACAAACATTAACAGGAGGATTATCTGTTTCATCTTCTGAAAATGCTAGTATAGTAGGTCCTGTAACGGTGTCCTCAGGACAGACAATAAACGTAGCTAGTGGTGGAACACTAGTGATATTATAGGAGTAAATAGTGGCAGATTGTGCACAAGCAATACAGTCCATCGGCACTTACGAATTTGTTATTCGTGGTAATGTGACTACTGAAGCTGAGTTCAACTCAAACGTTGAATGGGTTGTCGGTAAAGACTCCAATGACACAGCTATCATGGGCGCAAAGCCAGACGCTGTTACTTGGGCAAAAGTCAAAGCTGATATGGACAAACAGGATGCATTCGCATCACAAAAAATAATTAACGAAACAGCAAGAGCTTATCTTGCATCAACTGACTGGATGTCAGTCAGAGAAGCAGAGGGCGGAACTGCTATGCCTTCTGATGTAAAAACAAAAAGAGCAGAAGAACGTGCTAAGGTTGTGGATTACGCAAACTTTAGCGGATAGGAGAAAAAATGGCATCATTAGCAACAAAGGTAAAACTTTACTGTGAAGCAAACTCAAAGACTGTAGACTTTACAAAGGATGTTTTACTTCAGGATGATTCTGACGGTAAAGGTCCTTACATTAAAGAATGGAATATTTCTGGTTTGGACAAACCTACAGACTCACAACTCGCTGCACAAGAAACAGCAGGTAATACTGAAGAGAAAAACAATCAAGTTAGAGCTACAAGAAGAGCAGGTTACGGAGATATCGGTGATCAGCTAGATCTGTTATATAAAGATTTGGTAGCAGGTAAAGTAGACTCAACAGGTGAGTGGGCAAAAAAAATTAAAACTGTCAAAGACGCAAACCCTAAATCATAAGGAGTAAATAGTGGTATCGCAGTTAAAGGTAAATGAGATTATAAAGCAGTCAGGCTCATCAATTACGATTGGGGAGGACGGAGATACTTTATCTGGACCTTTTACTAATACCCCTGCTTTTTATGCAGAACTTACTACAGATTACGGAATTAGCGATAACACCTCTACTTTAATAAAATGGCAAACTACTATATTTGATACAGATACAGGATATAGCTCTAGTACAGGTAGATATACAATTCCTACAGGAAAGGGCGGTAAATATGTTTTATTTGTAGGTGCTTTGATACAATCAGGTGCAGACCAAAACATGGCTAATGCCGTTATTTATTTAAAAAAGAATGGTACTATTGTTAATAGTAATCTTAACTATTACAACTCTACAAGAATACATTATAAAACATTTAACACCATTCATTATGAAACTTGTGCTGCGGGTGATTACATAGAAGCATATTGTTTGTGTGATACTCAGAATGGCGGTGGTGCTAGTGTGTTAGGCAATGCAAATGCAGGATATTCACATTTTGGAGCATACAGGATTATAGGAGCATAGATGACCAGTAAACTAAAAGTAAATATACTCGCTGATGGTGGTGATAATGCGATCTTGACTTCCGATGGATCAGGCTCTTTAACTATTAATAATGCTGCGTTAAAAAATACTCCGGCTTTTTCTGTTAGACTAAGTAGCAATCAGACATTATCAAACAATACTCTTACAAAAATTACATTAGATACTGAAGATTACGATACAGATAATGCTTTTGCGTCTAACAAATTTACAGTACCTAGTGGTGGTGCTGGTAAATATAAGATTACATTAAATATATATTGGAGTTTTGGTAATACTGAAAGTGCCTCTGAAATACAATTACATTTGTATAAAAATGGTTCATCAGTACAAAGAGAATGGATTTCATTTAATCCTAGTGGCAGAATGTCAGGTGCGGCTCAAACATTAACTATGGATATGAGTTTAGCAGCATCTGATTATTTAGAAATGTACGCACGTGGTTATACTGGTGGTGCTTCTATTGCCGCTGTAGATACACAAACAAGAATGCACGGATTTAGGTTAATAGGAGCATAGCATGCCACTGAACACGATCCCCAATAAAGGTTTAACGAGTAGAGGTTATCCAAGCGATAGAATTGTAACTCCTTTAATTATAAACGGAGATATGTCCGTGGCTCAGAGAGGTACATCTGCTACAGGATTAACAAATGGTAGCAGTGGGTTTCACACAGTTGATAGATTTAGATATTCAGAAGCTGGTGCTCCTAGTTCACAAATAACGATGACACAAGATACAAATGTACCTACAGGACAAGGTTTTGTAACAGCTATGAAATTTGATGTAACCACAGCACAAGGCTCAATGTCCGCTGCAGACAGAGTTACTTTTGACCAAAAAATAGAAGCACAAAATTTACAATTATTAAAATATGGAACATCAAATGCAGAAAAATTAACTTTATGTTTTTGGGTTAAAGCAACCAAAACAGGAACTTATGTAGTGTGGATTTATTCACCTGATGGCACTAGAAGTGTAGCAAAGCAATATACAGTGAGTGCATCTGATACTTGGGAAAAAAAGACAATTAATATACCTGCGGATACAGGCGGAACAATTAATAATGATAATGGAGAGGGTTTTAGAGTAAGTTGGTTTATAGCAGCAGGTTCTAATTTTACCAGTGGAACATTAGCATCATCTTGGGAATCTCATACCGCTGCTAATACAGCGGTGGGTCAAGTAAATGCCACAGATAGTACATCTAATAATTGGCATATAACAGGCATACAACTCGAAGTCGGTGAGTTTGATTCCACAACCATACCTAGTTTTCCTTTTGAGAGTTATGCGAATAGTTTAGAAAAATGTCAAAGGTATTATTTCGAAGAGGGTAACAATGCACAAAGTTTTGTTGCAGGTGCTTTTAATGCCTCTGATTCACCTTTCAGATATCAATTTATGAAACCAATGAGAGCAGCGCCTTCAGGTTCAATAGGTGGCTCAATAAACACAGATTTAAAACTTTATAGTGCGGGAAGTGATAAAACTTTGACTGCTGTATCTTTTGCAGCTATTACTACACATGGTGCAAGAGTAGAAATATCCTCTTCTGGTGCATTTACTGCGGGTCAGACAGGACATTTTTATTTACTAAATAATACAGGAAAATTAAAATTTGATGCGGAGTTATAGATGATACAGACAGTAACAAAAATTATAAGTGCAATTGATAATTCAATTACATATAAAGTTGTTTCTCAAGATAATTCAACAATCTATGTACCTCACGACACTGCAAACCGACACTATCAAGAGATTCTTGAGTGGGTTGCTGCGGGTAATACAATAACCGACCCAGGGTCGTAATAAATGAATTTTGCGAGATTAGCATTCGCTGAAGCCCCTTTCTCTGCGGAAGGTGGAACTAGTATAGCAGTCGCTGTTACTGGTCAAGCCCTCACTACTACATTAAATAGTGTATCAGTTGACGTAACTACCGGTGTTGCAGTCACTGGTCAAGCCCTCACTACTACATTAAATAGTGTAATTGTATCAGCTCAAGGAGAGATCTCAGCTTCAGGACAAGCTCTTACTGGATCTGTAAACAATGTCGTAGTAGCAGGACAAGCTGTTATAAGTGAAACAGGTTTTGGTTTAACTTCAACATTAGGAGATGAATCAGTAGCTATTAACATAGCTATTGCTCAAGTAGGACAAGAATTAACTTCAACTTTATCTGACGAAGTTGTTGTAGGATCTGCAGTAGTTGTAGAAACAGGAGTTCAAGGAAATACAAGTTTAGGAAGTGTTGCTGTTCAAATCCCTGGTGATGTAGTTATAAATGGACAAGAAGCTACAGTTTCTCAAGGAAATGAAACTGCAATTGGCTCAGCTTTAGTTGTTCCTAAAGGAGTAACTCAAACTTTCACTGTAACAGTAGCTTCAGTCGGAGGCGCTAATAAATACTTCATAGACGGAGTTCAACAGCCTACTCTTGAATTAAAAGAAGGTAATGTTTACATATTCGATTGGTCAGCCGCTACAGGGCACCCTGTTAGGTTTTCTACCACTAGTGATGGTACACATAGTGGAGGTAGTGAATATACTACAGGGGTTGTAAAAGACGATAGTAATTATAAAACAACTATAACTGTTGCCGCTTCTGCTCCTACTCTATATTATTACTGTCAATATCATAGTGGTATGGGAGGTCAAGCTAATACTCCTACTAATACAGATTATCAAGGTCAATCTGCTACTACAAGTTTAGGAAGTGTTACAGTTGAGCTTGTAACCGATATAGTTGTTACAGGTCAAGAATTAACTACATCATTAGGAAGCACTACTCAAGTTGGAAGTGCTGCAATTGCTGTTACTGGTCAAGCATTAACAACCACTTTAAACGATGTAGTAGTAAAGAATAATCAAGTATTCTCAGTAACAGGGCTTTCTGCAACTACATCTGTAGGAACTGTATCAATAGTAGGGCAACAAATTCTTTCAATTTCTGGATTTTCTGCTAATATTAATATAGGTTCACCTAATTTCTGGCAACCTATACCAGGGGCAAGTAATTCGTGGACTGAAGTAAACACTTCGAATACAAACACATGGAAGGACATAGCGGCATAAAATGGCATCAACTTATTCAAGTAGATTAAAATTAGAATTAATGGAAGCTGGCGCAAATGCTGGCGTATGGGGAAATAACACTAACGAAAATTTACAAGTTATCGATGCTGCAGTAGGAGGTTATTTAGCTAAATCTGTAGCAGGAAGTTCTAACGTTACTTTAACAAGTTCTAATAGAGATCCAGATGTTGAATCTACTAATGAAGCAGGTAATAAAGTAATTGAATTTACAGGAACACTATCTGGTAATATTTATGTCTTTTTACCAGCAGTAGAAAAAGAATACATTATACATAATAATACTACAGGGTCTCATACTTTACATGTAGCTCCTACTGGTCATGCAGCTAATGGCATAGCTATTACTCAAGGAACTCACACTGTTACCTACGTTAAAAACGGAGATGATATGGTAGATCTTTTTGCAGATGGCACTAGTTCTTTAGGAACTGTTAATGTTGCAGTATTGAATGCAACTACAGTAACTGGTGATGGTTCAGCTTTAACAGGAATAGATGCTTTTCCTAGTTCAACTAAAATGTTATTTCAACAATCTGCAGCACCTACTGGTTGGACTAAACAAACTACGCATAATAATAAAGCTTTACGTGTCGTATCAGGTTCCGTAAGTTCAGGTGGCTCTAATACTTTCGCTGCAGCGTTTAATACTAATAATACTATTAGTGGAACTACTGGTGGCACCGCAGTTACTATATCGGGATCAACCGCTGGTCACTCAATCACACAAGCTGAACTACCAAACATAACTCTAACTCCACAACAAAAAGCAAAAACAGAAGACAAAGGTCCTTTGAACAGAGGTTCTTCTTCTGGTGGAGGTGCTGGTTACGAATTTCTTGACATACCTTTGGGTGGTTCAGGTACAGCTCACAGTCACGCTGCAGGATCATTAGCAGGTGGATCGCATACACATACTTTTTCTACTAACTTAAATCTAGATGTACAATATGTAGATTTAATTATTGCAGCAAAAGATTAATTTGAAAATTGAAATTAAAGATAACTGTCCTCTCAATAATTTTACTCCTTGTAAAAAATTTGACTGTGCTTGGTTTACTCAAATAAGAGGAACTCACCCTCAAACTGGTGAAGAAATTGACGAGTATGGCTGTGCTATTGCTATGCTTCCTTTATTACTAATAGAAAATTCTAGACAAAGTAGTCAAGCTGGTGCTGCAATAGAAAGCTTTAGAAATGAAATGGTTAAAGCTAATAATCTTAGTAATTTATTAAAATTAAAGAAAAAGTAATGTACAACAAAGTTCAGTTTAGACCTGGTATAGATAAAGAAAATACTGAATATGGTGCTGAAGGTTCATGGATAGATTGTGATAAAGTAAGATTTAGATTTGGACTTCCTCAAAAAATAGGAGGCTGGCTTAAAGTAGCAAGTTCAGCTATGGTAGGAGTTGTTAGAGGAATTAAGACTTGGTTTGATTTAGACGGAAGTCGATATATAGGTTTAGGAACTAATAAAAAAGTTTACATATTTAACGGAGGTAACTTATATAATGTTACTCCTCTTAGACAGAGCAATACTTCTTTAACGAATATATTTACTACTACTAATGGAAGTGCTAATGTTACTGTAACTGTAAACAGTCATGGAACTAGTGCTGGTGATTTTGTTATATTCGATACTATATCTTCATTAACTTCAGGTACTAATTTTACAGCTTCTAACTTTACAACAGGAGAATTTGAAGTACAAGGAGTAGCAAATGGAAACGCTTTTTTTATTCAAATGCCGTCAGCTGAGTCTGGCTCTGGTATAACTAATAAAGGAAATGGAAACGCTAAATTTGAATTAAACGCAGAACCCGATGTTCAAACTTTAGGATATGGTTGGGGTACATCAACATGGAATACGGAAACATGGGGTACAGCTCGATCTACTTCTAACGTTACTTTAGATATGGGTATGTGGAGTTTCGATAATGCCGGTGAAGATTTATATGCTTGGAAAAAAAATGATAGTACATATTTATGGGATACTTCAGCAGGCTTAGCTAATAATCGTATGACCGCAGTTACTAATGCTCCTACAGCTTCAGTTACTGGTTTAGTTTCTACTCCTGATAGACATTTAATTTGTTTTGGAACTGAGATAACTATAGGAACTCCTAGCACTCAAGATACCATGTTTATTAGATGGTCAGATCAAGAAAATTTTACTCAATGGACTCCTAGTACAACTAACACGGCAGGCTCTCAAAGATTAGGTGAAGGAAGTAGAATAATATCTGCAAAGAAAACTAGAAATGAAATTTTAGTATGGACTGATCAAGCACTTCATAGTATGCAGTTTATTGGTCCTCCTTTTACTTTTGGATTTAGATTACTAGGTACAGATTGTGGAGCTGTTGGTATGAATTCTACAGTAGTTGTTAATGATACAGCATACTGGATGTCAGAAGGTCGTTTTATGATTTATAGAGGAGGTATACAAGAACTTCCCTGTAGTGTGAAAAGTCATGTATTTGGTGATATTAATACTGCTCAAAATACTCAAGTATATGCTGGTGAAAATAATGAATTTAATGAAGTTATATGGTTTTATTGCTCGTCTAGTTCAAGTCAAGTAGATAAGTATGTTATTTATAATTATCAAGAACAAGTATGGTATGTAGGAAATTTAAGTAGAAGTGCATGGGTAGATCAAGGAGTATTTTCAGTTCCTCAAGCTACTGAATATGATTCTACTTCTACTGCAGCAACTTCAGATACTTTAAATGGAGTATCCGCTGGTCGTAGTTTTATATACGAACATGAAACAGGAACTTCAGATGATGGTAGCACTATGAATACGTTTTTAACTAGTGGAGATGTAGATATAGCAGACGGAGATCAATTTATGTTTATTAGAGGATATATACCAGATTTTAAAAATTTACAAGGAACTGTAAAAATGAATTTATTATCTAGAGATTTTCCTACAGATACTCAAACTCAATCTGGTAATATAGATATTACAACAAGCACTAAACAAGTTAATACTAGATCGAGAGGGAGACAAATCGCTGTAAAAATTAGTAGTGATTCAGGCACGAATGATCAATGGAGATTCGGAACGTTAAGAGTAAATGCTAGACCAGATGGTAAAAGATAATGGCATTTAAAAGACCTCCTAGCCTTCCGATAGCTAGATCTGACGATGAATTAATGCAAGTATATAATCAAGCTATTGTTGATTTAGAACAGTATTTATTAGAAATTACTCAACCCGCAGATACGGGATTTACTACTAGTAATGTAACTACTAATAAAGCTTTAGATCCTACATCTGCTAACTTAGCTACCGTAGCAAATACTTTAGCTACTTTAATAGATGCTTTAAAATCGAAAGGATTAATTGGTTAATTATAGAAAAGCTACTTTAGAAGATGTAAAGCCGATTAGAAACTTACTTTTAAACTGGCTTGAAGAATCGCCTTTAAAATTAGGAAAACCTAATACTAGAAAGGGAGATTCTTACATATATGATATAATTTATAATAACTTCGTAATAGTGGCTGAAAAAGATAATAAAATCATAGGAACTATATCAGTAATTGATGAAGATACTTGGTATACAGATAAAAAGTTTTTTAGAGTGAATTGGCTTTATGTAGATAGTAAAAAAAGAAATAGTAGAATAGCAAAAAAATTGCTAGAATATGTTAAAGAATACGTTAAAATAAACAAAATGCCTTTGATACTTGAAATGACACAAGGACATGATATTGATAGAAAACATCAATGGTTAATTAGACAAAACTTTGAATACCTTGGTGGAACATATGGAGATAATTTATAATGGGAAGTTTATTTAAACCAGCTACAACTGTTGTAGAGGCACCTAGTCAAAGTCAAGTACAATATGATATCCCACAGTATTTTAAAGATTTACAAGAAGATGTATTTGCTAGAGCCAATACAGCAAGTCGACAACCTTTTCAAGCTTATCAAGGTGAACGTATAGCAGATTTAACTGCTCTTCAAAATGCTGCAATTACTCAAGCACAAACTAATTTAGGACAGTTCGGTCAATCTGGTGTAATACCTGAAGCTCAAAATAGAGTAAGAGATGCAGCTAATATAGCAGGAACTCAATTTACTACTAATATTGCAAATCAGTATATGAATCCTTTTATGGATACTGTAGCTAACAATGCAATAAGAAATTTACAAGAAGAATCTGCTAGAGCACAACAAACAGCTAGAGCACAAGCCGTTTCAAGAGGTGCATTTGGTGGAGCAAGACAAGGAATACAAGAAGCTACTCTTCAAGCTGAAACTGCAAAAAAAGCAGGAGATTTAACAGCTCAATTACAAGCACAAGCTTTTCAAGATGCAGCAAATAGATTTGCTACTGATCGTGGTGTTGCAGCTCAAGGCCAATTAACTGCAGCTCAAGCAATCCCTGGTTTACAAGCTCAAGGTGGACAAGTCGGTTTACAAGAAGCGGCCGCTGCAACTCAATTTGGTGGACTACAACAAGCAATTCAACAGCAACGATTACTAGAAGATTACCGTGATTTTGTAGAACAACAAGGATTTGAAAGAGGACAATTAGGATTCTTATCAAGTATTCTTACAGGTGCTCCTATACGTTCTTACGGCGAAGAACGTTCAGGTACAGTAGGACAAGTTATAGGAGGTACTTCTCCTTTTGGTCAAATAGCAGGGGCTATTGGATCAGCTTATATGATGAGTGATTCTCGTTTAAAAGAAGATATTAAACTAGTAGGTAAATCTCCATTAGGAATAAATATCTATGAATTTAAATATATTAATAGCCCTGATAGATATCAAGGTGTAATGGCGCAAGAAGTGCCAGAAGCTTCTATTAATATTAATGGTTTCTTAGCTGTAGATTATAATAAAATAGATGTAGATTTTAAGAAGCTAAGGTAATATGTCAACAGCTTTAAATGTAAAAGAAGATTTTAATATTCTTCAAAACTTCATAAAAGAAAATAATCAAGAAGGTATAGATCGTATTTACGAAAAATATGGTGGAGAAGAAAGATTTGAAAACGCCATAATGAATTATAATGAAGCAAATGAACGTCCGCCTGGTGAAGACGAAGTAATGTCTACTGAAGAAGTTCTTGAATTAATGGACAAAAGAGCAGATGAGGGACAGGTAACTCAAGATGCTACTTCTATTCTTTCTGATTTAGATAAGTTTAAAAACGCTGAAAAAGAATTTCAAAACTACGAAGAAAAAATAGCCCTTGCAGATAATATTATAAGTTTAGCTAATTTAAATGAACAGCAAGGAGATTTATTAAAAGAAAGTTTAGGGGCTAATAATAAAGGAATATTCGGAACAATTACAGATGGTGTTAAAAGCATAGGAGATATCTTTACAGGTAGAACTGATTTTGATTTAGATACTTTTAGGGCCGCCGCACTTACAGCTGAAAAACTACCAATAGGTTCAGAGAATGTCGGATCACTTTACGGTGCTGCTTTTACTGATACGCCTGGTAAAGAAGTATTTAAAGATAGACTTATGGATCCTAGAACTCAATTCTTTTTACGATTAGCAAGAGAATCAGGAACACCTTCTTTCGCTTCTCCTTTTGCACGTGTCGCTAATGCTGCAGTTCAAACGGGTGAAGCTGAACAACAAAAATTATTAAACTTATTAAAGTATAGAGATAAAAATAAAACTACTGATAAAACAACAACTAAACAAATAAGATACACGATAAAAGCAAACGACCCTTACTTTTCAGATTTAGGTTTTGCGTCAGGAACACCTGGGTATGCCACTGTTCAATTAGAAAACGGAAAAATAACAAACTATTTAGATTTTGCTTTATCTACTCAAAAAGTAGCAGACGAAGAATTCGATCCTCAAAAATTTCCTATAATTGAAAGTGAAGATAAAAGAATTTTTACAGAATTTGATTTAGATTCAAATATAACACAAAGAAATATATTACAAGAAAATGTTAGATTAGCTTCACAACTAGACGGACAAAAAGGTGTAACTAACGCAGATCAACTTTTATCGCCTATTGTAGAATTTGTAGCTCAAAAAAGTCCAGATCTTGCTAATACTCTTGCAGGAATAGTTAATAGAGAAGTAAAAGATTTTGAAATATTTAAAGATTTAGAAGCTAATGTGTTTGATCTTTTATTAGACGATCTTAAAAATTTATACCCTGTATCTGATAACGATATGAGAGTTATTAAAGCATCTAAACCTTTAGGGGCTTTTGGATTTGGTTTACGTTCATCTCAATTATTAGCTTTTAAAGAATATGATATTTTAAAAAATCAAGCTGAAAGAGAATTCATAATAAAGAATGGTCAATTAAATCAACAACCAACTTCCTTTTCAAATAAAGGCATAGAGTATAACGGTAAAATGTATTATACAGCGTCTAACTATGGAAATGCTGTCTTACAAGATAGAATAAATGCTGAGTGGAAAAAATCAGGAATTACAGATGAACAAATGGATAAGTGGGGTTTTAGAAAAGAAGATGGACAATACAATAATGTTACTAAATTAATAGCTATAAACGGAGTAGAAGTTGCTGAAGCATTCGGAGAACCTAGCGATAAGATATTCTTATCAAAAAGTAAAGAAGCTGAAAGCTTATTAGACACTTTAAATTTACCAGCTGACCCTGACGATTTAACTACGCCTTTAGTTTTAAGTTTAGCAGAGGGAGAGAAAGCGAGACAAGAAATATTAAGATTAGATTCAGGACCAGGTGATGCTATATATGACGCTTGGGTAGAAAAATATCCAGGTTTAGATGTTAATACGTCAATTATTATTCAACTTTATCCTAATTACGATGTTGATGTTGATATTGAATAAAAATGTCCAAAGAATTATTAAAAAAAATAGAAAATTCTAGTACAAGTGAACTAGATACACTTATAAATGAATTAGATACTACAAGGAAAGAAGAAAAACAACCGAATGTTTTAGGCTACGATGTTGACGTCATGAAGCAAGGCATTGACGATTACAATAAAGAATTAGAAGAATATTTAATAGAAAAAGAAGTAAGATTTAAATTTCCTTTACAACCAGGAACAGAAGAGTTCACTAATGCAATAGTGCCAGAAAACGTTAAATTAGAATTTTTAGGAGATTTTCAACCTAGTAAAACTACATCTTTAAAAATGTTAGGGTTAAACAGTCAAGAAACTGACAGTTATGCTAACTTCATGTACAATCTAATGTACGGCGCTTCTTCAAACATGGGTCCAGATACAGTTAAAGAATATGTAGGAAATGTTATTCAAACGTTTAACCCTGGTGAAGATATTCAAATGTCATATGCTAGTGAGTTAGAACCAGAATCGCCTAGAGATATAAACAGAATTCAAGAATTAAAAGATGCTGGATTTAACGTAGATGTAGATGATAATTTATTATTATATAAAGTAGGAGATGGTAATTGGTCAGTCGTAAATGAGCCTGGATTTTCTGAAGGTGATTTAGGATACTTTACTAAAGATATTGCAAGTGTTTTATTAGAAATACCAGCGTATGCTAAAGGCGGACCAGTAGGGGCCGGTTTAGCTGCAGGATTTGTAGAGTCAGTAGCTCAAATGGGTGCTTACATGACTAATCAAAAATTAGCAGGGAAAGAAGTAACTGCAGAAGAATTTAGAGATAAATTCATAAACTCTTTACCAGATGCTGCATTTGCAGGAGTAAGTACAGCGGTACTAACTAAGGTAGCAGATAAAGCATACAAGTTTATTATGAATAAATTAGGATCTCCTAAACAAAAACTTAAAGATGATGAAATAGAAGAAAGCACTGCGGCTGTTGAATCAGGTTCTACAACTATAAATAAATTAGACGAAATTAATAAAGACATACAAGAAGTAACGGGTAATACTTCAGCTAAAGTTCAATTAACCTTAGGAGAGGCTACTGGTAGTTACGACTTACTTGCAAAGGAAAATAGCATACAAAAAATACCTGAATTAGCTGATAAATATAATCAAGCTTATAAACAAAAAATAATTTTATCTCAAAATAGTTTAGAAGAATATACAACTAAAATTTTAGGAGAAGAACCCACTCCTAAAACTCAAGTAGTAAGTGAGTTAGGAGAGAACATACAAACAGGAGTAAGTGAAGGTTTAGAAAAAAACACTCAAAAAATATTAGATAATTATACTCAAGATTTTTCAAGTTTTAGTAAAATATATGATTTAATAAATAAAAGTTCTGACGGAGGTATAGATTTATTAGAAAACACTAACTTTATTACAAATATATTTAATCAACAAAAAAAATTACTTAACACTGAATTAGAAGCAATTGAAGGTAACGTATCTAGAATATTAGGTAATTACTCTGAAGAGATAACTAATAATTTAGTTACTTTAAGTAGTTTTAGAAAAACTTTAAATTTAATAGACAACAATAGAAGTTTCTTAAGAGAATTAGATCCTAAAAGTGCTGAATATAGCATATTTAAAAATTTCTTAGATTTTACTAAAGAAGGTAGAAAAACTAAAACATTAAGCTTAGAACAAACTCAACAGCTTATACAGTATGTAGATGCTTTATCTTCAGATAGTTTTTCTGCTGCATTAAAAAATGTACCAGATGCTAAGAAAGCAGAGTTTAGACAGTTATTATCTGCGTTAAGAAGAGATCTAAGAAGAGGAGTTAATAAAAATTTAAGTAAAAATGATGCTAATGAATTATTTGCTAGTTACGATAATTTAAGAAATCTAAGAAAAGATTTCGATAATAATGTTATTAATGAATTATTCATACAATCTAAATCCGGCAAAGTAAAATTAGCAGACGGTCATATTATAAACCACGTGCTATCTAATGAAAGATTTGCTATTGAGATGGCAAGTATCTTAAATCAAACTCCTAACTTAGCTAAAAAAGCAGTATTTGAACAAGCTATAATAGATGATTATATAAAAAATGTTTTAGGTGATTTAGGTATTCCTTCAAGCGAACTTGCTAAGAGAGCAGATAAGTGGTTTGCTTCAAACAAATACATAGACAATTTTTTTACAGGAGAAAATAGAAACATTATAAAACTAATGCAATCTCCTAGAAAATTTGATCAATACGTTAAAACAATGAATAAAAGAAAAGAAAGTGCTTTAGGAAGAGTAAATAAAGAATATGAAGAATTTACTAGCATGGACCCTGCAAACTACTTAGATTATTTTAAAAAAAATCCTACTCAATTTAATAAAATAATTAGTATTATTAGATCAGGAGATTCAGCACTAGCTAATCAAGTGCGTAGACAAACTCAACAATTCTTTTTAAGAGAATTTTATGATGCAACAACATCTTATGATGCTAGAGCTGGTATGTATGCGTTTGATGGAGCCAAGCTTTTAGAGTTTTTAAAAGTTAATAATAATAGAGAAATGTTATTAAATATCTTTGGTGAACAAAGAGGCGCTAAATTCATAGGTGCTTTTGACGATATTGGAAATATTTTATTAAATTTTCAAAAGAAAATTACAGATATAGAAAAGGAACCAGTAATAACTAGAGCAGGGCTTGATATAGTTTTTGGTCCTTTAAATAGAAAAAGAACAATCTTAAGAGGAATTACTAGAGCAGTAAAATTATTTGGTGCTGAAGATTATATGGATAACGTGTTAGATGTAGAAACGTATATAAAAACTTTACTTGATCAAGAAAAACTAGGAACAGTAACCGCTGTATCAGGAACTCAAGCAATTGAAGCAGATCAAGAACCACCTAAGCCAACTTCAATGGTCGATAAAATAGTGGATAGTGTAGGTTCGTTAGAGATATTTAATTAGTGTCTCTGAGTAAATCGGTCAAAGGAACATCATCAGAGCATGCCGGAATTTCTTGGTTATTAAAACAAGGCTATCATGTATTTAAAAATGTACATGTTACTGGTTTTATAGACGTAGTTATATTTAATGGTAAAGAACTAATAGGTATAGATATTAAAAGTGAAACATTTAGAAAGAAAAACGGACAAAAGATCTATAGAAAACCTACTAGTAAACAAGATGAATATGGTGTAAAATTGTTATTCGTAAAAAAAGACGGAGAGTGTTATTTTGGAAACCATTAAAGAACGTATAATTAAACACGAAGGTAAAATAAATAAGATATATAAAGATTCTTTAGGTCTTAAAACCTTTGGTGTAGGACATTTAGTATTACAATCTGATGATTTAGAAGAAAATGTAGAATATTCAGATGACGTTGTTATGAGATATTTTGAAAAAGACTTTGAAACTGCAGTAGGAGATGCCGATAAATTCATAGATAAGAACGAACATCCAGAAGATATTTATGGTGTTATAATCGAAATGTGTTTTCAACTAGGATATCCTCGTCTTTGTGGCTTTAAAAAGTTTAAGGCCGCTTTAGAAAATAAAGATTATGTAACAGCTTCAGCAGAAATGTTAGACAGCCGATGGGCTAAACAAACACCTAATCGAGCAAATGGTTTAGCAGATATTGTGAGGAACGTATAATGCTTTTAAATTTAGTTCCTACAATTTTAAAAGGAGTTGTTGACGTTGTTAAAACTAAAACCGAAACTAAAAAACTTATGGCTCAAGCTGAGCAAACGCATGTTAGAAAAATGGCTGAAGGTGAAATTGATTACGCCATCGCAACACAAAAAAATATGCAAAATTCTTGGCGTGACGAATGGTTCACAATTATCCTCTCGATTCCACTCATTATAGTTTTTGCTGCAATATTTTTAAATAAACCTGAATGGATTACAAAATTAAAAGATGGATTCATAACTTTAGATGAGTTACCTGACTGGTACATATGGGCGTTATTGGCAGCTATAGCTAGTTCGTTTGGATTAAAAGTATCAGATCTTGCTATTAAAAAATTTAAAAAGTAATGGCCGATCCAAAAAAAAGGAAGTGGTAGAAGATTATTAAGAATGAAAATATCAGATCAAACAAGTATCTCCATGCCAATGAGAAACTTGTTGAGTATTCTCGCAGCAGTAGCAATAGGTGTGTGGGCATACTTTGGAGTCATTGAACGATTAAATAATATTGAAACAAGACAAACTTTATTTGAAGAAGACTTAGTTAAAGGTGCTGATCAAACGCCAGTCGATCAAGAACAGTTTATGTTATTAGAATTTGTATCAGGACAAGTAGAAGGTATGTCAGAAGATTTAGAAAATATGGCACATAACAAAGTTAATATACAAAGATTACAAACTGACATGGAAAAAGCACTTGAAGATATTGAAGAACTAAAAGATAAAATAAGGGCAGCAAATGGTCACTAAAGTAATTATAGCTTTAATTTTATTTTCTGGTGGTACTATGATTGAACATACTGTAACAGATGGTGTTAAAGACTGCCTTGAAAAGAAAAGAATTATAGAACGCAACATGCAATCTGATACTGCAAGAGTATCTTGTGCTAAAGTTGAAGCACAAATAGAAACTATAGAAGGTGTGGAATTTATTAGATCTTTGAGTAAGGTGGATTAATGGGGAATTGGTTTCTCTATTTAATAAGTTGTCTTATATTAACTTTAGTATTCGTTATTGGTGGCACAAAAAATTTTTACGCTGAAACGAACACTGTATCTAGTACAGTAGTAACTAATAGCACACCTCCTACTGCAAATGCTCCTACAATTATGAATAATAATAGTGATATATGTAAAGTTGGTGTGGGAGCCAGTGTGCAAAATAATGTAGTTGGTGTAGCTACAGGTGTAGTTATAGATGATGAATTATGTCAAAAATTAAAGCTAAGTCGTAGTCTATATGCTTACGGTATGAAGGTTGCGGCAGTATCCGTCTTATGTCAAGACTCTCGTGTTTGGGACGCTATGACTGATGCAGGAACCCCGTGCCCTGCTAGAGGTTCTATCGGAATAGAAGCTCAACAGTATTGGTCTAATAATCCTGATGAAATACCAGACGGCAGTAAATACAAATCAGAATATATTGCCGAAAATAAACCACCAGAAAAGGAGTTTAGTGATGCACAAAATGCTGCTCTATTTAAAACTTTGTTTATTCTTACTACTGGTATCCTTTTATTCTAAAGCAGATACTTGTCTACCAGATGTAGAAGGTCTTTGCACGCCAGGAGTTACGATTGATGAACAAGTTACTGTAGAAAAAACTGAAGAAGATAAGGGAACAGAAATTATCTATACAACGACTACCACGACTACAACTACGACTACAACAGTAACGAATGAAGATTCTGGAGACATCCTAGACGGAGGTAATGGATATGTATCATCTAACAAAGAAGGCGATATGGATATTGATTGGGGTGGCCAGGGTCCAGCATCCATGCCTTCAGGTAATTCTTGTTACGCTTTAGGTTCTGATAAGTGTGCTCAGATAACAGGAAGTGGTAATAATACTTCTACAATGGGAGTTGATGGCATGGGAACTACTTTTGTAAATACTATTGACATATCAGATTTAAATATAGACAATGGTGGTCAAGTAAAGTATTCAATCGAAGTTGATAAAAGAGATGCTCAAGATAGAATATACATGCACGTTTCAGGATTTAACGGAACTACTTCAGTCTTTTCAGGTACTGACATCTTGTCTGACACTGGCATTGCATCAGGTTACCAATCATACAATGGGTCTTTCGATTTCAGTGGCATTTTAAATAAAGTTACTATTGAAATTGGTGGAAGAGACATAAATTTAGCTATTGGTCCACTATTTGATGATGTGACTGTTAATGTATTATATAATGTAATTGATACAATTATTACTCAACAGATAACTTCTGTTGAAGAAATAGTTTATTTAAACATAGGAAATCCTACAGAATTAGATCTAATCGAAGAGATTATTGAATATAATGATATTACAATTGACGAGTCAGGTGAAATTGAATTTGTTCCCATAGAAACTCCACAAGAAGATATTACTTACGAAACTGTAGAAATAGAAATAGATTTTGAGGTAGAAAATATAGAACCTGAAATAGAAGTGCAAGTTGCTTCTATAGAAGCTGAAATGGAAGCTGAAATAGAAATGGTTGAAGCTGAGGAAGAAATTACAGAAGAACCTCAAGAAGAATTACAAGAACCAGAACAAGAAACACCACAAACAGTACAAAAAGAAGAAGATTCAGAAGAAACGGTAGAAGAAGAGAAATCATCTGAACCTAAGATATCAGATAAGGAAAAAGCTGCTACTAAAATAGTAAAGAAGATTGATGATAAAGCTAGATATGACGATGCTGCTCAAACTAAAACTTTAATCGTAATGCAGATACTTGGTAATACTAAAACGTTTTTTGATTCACAAGCAACAATTACTGATACTAATGTAGAAGAATATTTGTTAAAGACAATAGATGACAAATATGGTATATTGTTTAGCAATTCACAAAATAACATAATGGAACAAATGATCAATGGCCAGTATTGAATATCAAGGTATAAAGTTTAGTGGTGGTAAATTCTTTATTATACTATCTCTATTAGGAGCAATCGTAGGTGGAGGTTGGTCAGCTTATAAATTTTATGACGATTATCTAGATATGAAAGCGCAGATACAAAATTTTGTAGCTCCTGATCTTAGTGATTTCGATAAAAAAATCGCACTAGTAGAACAAGAATTAGAAATAATAAAAACTGAAATACCTATGATATTAGAAGAAGTAAGCTTAGTTGCTTCTACTGCAAAAGAATTAAAAGATGATTTGAAAGCAGACTTACGCCAAATGGAAGGCGATATTAGACATATAACTGAAATTGTAAATGATGTAGAAGATCGACAGAAAGAAGATGCTAGAGAACTTCTTGATGAAATGAAATTACTAGAAGAAAGTCTTGACTTAAAGATAGATAAAGCTTTAAATAATCCGTTGAATAATATGTCGGCTACTGTAAAATAATACCATGAACATAGATCTCAAGATAGCTACTCCATATATTGTAATGGTAGTAGGTTTTGCTATGACTTGGGGTATGTGGAAATCTAGATTAGAAGCTGTAGAAACTAAGGTAGATACTATTACTCAAATGCAGTTAGACGTAGCTGTAATAAAAGAAAAAATAGTTCAAATGGACGATAAGATGGCTTGGATAGAAGAATTCTTAATTAAAAATTATAAAGAATATTAAATCCATTCTTTCCAATTATCCCCTGTAATACTATCAGCTAAAGACTTTTTATTGCGTAAAGCTTCGAATATCTTTTCATCAATAGTTTTAGGAGTTACAAAATCTATATAAGTAACTTTATTAGTTTGGCCTATTCTATGAGGTCTATCTTCCGATTGTAGTCTAACTTCTAAATCATAGCTATTAGCATAATAAATAACAGTAGTGGCGTTAGTTAAAGTTAATCCGTAACCACCAGTTCTAGGTTGTCCTATAAAATAATCTATTTCGCCAGCTTGAAATTGTGTAACTATTTCCTGTCTATCTTCAGATTTTGTGTCGCCATAATAAGTGGCGCATGTTTTATTAGGTAGATGTTTCTTTATAGCGTTTTCTATATCGTGAATAGATCTAGTATAGTTAGACCAAATAATAACTTGGCCTTCCGTTTCTTCAAGCACTTGAATTAATTCTGTTATTCGAGGGTTTACTTTATCTATTTCTTCTTCTCTTCCGTCATCATACTTTACGAAACCACACATGATTTGTTGTAATCTTAATAATCGAGTAATAATAAGAGGAGCCGTTACAGATTTTTCTTCCGACAATTCTATATATGCTTTACGTCTTAATATATCATATACTTTCTTTTGTTTAGAAGTCATTTCAATCTCTCGCTTTATGTAAATTTTATCTGGTAAATCTAAACATTCAGCTTTCGTTACACGATAAGAATAAGGTTTAATTATATCTTGTAGTTCATCTAAGTTTTGATAATCAACTATTTCATCAAACGTTCTCATATTAATAGTTCGCCTTCGTAAGACACAATAACGATTACGAAAACCATAAAAAGAAGATTGTAAGATATTATCAGAAAGAAAAGACATCTGAGTATAGATATCTATTGGCCCTGCAGTTACAGGTGTTCCTGTTAATATTCTACGATACTTTGCCATATTCGCAATCTTTAATAGATTCTTTGTTCTTCGAGCAGTTTTATGTTTTATCGTTGATGATTCATCTATAACAACCATAGACTTATGAACATTAAGAAAACGTTGAGTGTAGTGAAGTCCTTTTAGTGTACTAAAAGCTTCTATATTAATAATAAAGACTTTAAGACCGTTATGGCTAGACTTCATAAATTCGGTTAATCGTTCAATATTCTTTTTCGTTTCAATAGGGTTCCATAACTCCATATAAATAGAATCAAGAACATCATCTGGCATATGTATAGGTATTTCTAACTTTAACCAGTTACGATAAACACCTTTAGGTGCTACAATAATAGCACTATCTATACTGCCTTTTCTTGCAAGATAAGTTATCGTGTCTACAATAACTTTTGATTTACCAGTTCCTTGTTCCATAAATAGAGCATAATACTCTTCATCACGAGAAGTTTTAAAAACTTCCCATTGATGTTTAAATGGTTTCGTTTTATACTTATAGTCTATAAATTCTTCATTACTAAAAGATACTTGCGTCATTATATTATTCTTTCTGTTTAAATTTAAAAATTAATTTATATTATACTAAAAAATAAGAAAGGAGAAACAATGAGTTCTAAAGTATACATAGTACAAGAGAATCCATCGGTAAATGTTATGCCTGCCGCTAGATTCGGAGAACTAGATGTTATCTTTCCTTTCGGAAGTCAAATAGTGTTTTCATCAAATAGAGCTATTTCTACTGTTAGAAAGAAATTAAAAAACTTTACAGATGAAGATTTCGTATTAGCTATGGGAGATCCGGCAGCAATCGCTATAACGGCCATGGTAGCCGGTGAAATTAATAATGGCTATATGAAATTACTAAAATGGGATAAGCAAACTAAAGCTTATTATTCAGTAACAATTGACTTATTCGGAAGAAAGGAGAAAGCTAATGTCAAGTGAAATATTTAGTAGTCTTGAAGAAGATGCTAAACAACAACGTGAGATACCGACAGATGAAAAGTTAGGAAAACTAAATTTAGTTTGTCGTAAACTCGTAGAAAAAGAACGTCAGTATGCTGAGTATAAATCTTTAGCCAGTAAAACATATGAAGAAATTAAAGATGTTAAGGAAAAAGAAATACCAGATGTAATGGCTTCTTTAAACATTAGTAAGTTCGTTATGGACGATGGCACTGAAATAGCTATAAAAGATGAGTTATACGCAAGTGTTAAAGAAGATAAGAGAACAGAAGCTTTAGAGTGGCTTGACTCTCAAGGTTTAGGAGATATTATTAAACATGATATAACTTTATCTTTTGCTCGTGGTGAGCATGAAGAAGCTGAGAGAATAAAAGACGTTTTAGAAAATAACGGTCAAAATAGCTACTTAGAAAAAGCTACTGTACATCCTCAAACTTTAAAAGCTACTTTTAAAGATTTAAGAAATAAAGGTGAAGATATACCGGAAGAATTATTTAATTGGTATGAAACACCTTTAGCTAAAGTAAAACTATCGAAAGGAGAAAAATAACGATATGTCAGAGCAAAAGCAAGTTGCTAAAAAAGAAGCAACAAACGTAGTTTTATCTGAATTAGCTGATGAAATATTAGCTGACGCAGGTAAAGGACTTCAGAATGTTACAACTGAAGATATGAGTATTCCTAGATTGGCTATTGTTCAATCAGGAAGTCCTCAAAGGAAAAAGAAAGACGACAAGTATATAGAAGGTGCTGAAGAAGGGCACGTCTTTAATACAGTAACTAATACTCTATATAGAGGGTCGATTAAAGTTGTTCCTTGTGAGTTTATGAAATCCTATGTAGAATGGATTCCTAGAGAGAAAGGTGGTGGTTTAGTTCAAACACATGAATCTAGACCTTCCGATCTAACGAAGAATGAGAACGGTCGCTTTGTACTTCCTAATGGAAATGAAGTTGCTGATACAGCAGATCATTACGTTATGATTATTAATGAAGATGGTTCCTACGAACCTGCTGTAATGTCGATGACAGGGTCTCTTTTATCCGTTTCTAGAAACTGGTTAACTAGAATGAAGTTACAAAAAGAAGTAATTGGTGGTAAAATGATTGAACCTCCGACATTCTATTACGCATGGGAAATCTCTACAAGAGAGAAAGATAATGATAAGGGTTCATGGTTCATTTACAATGTAGGAGATCCATCACCTATTACTAACGCAGATTTATATAAAGATGCGAAAGCTTTATCGGAATCTATTAAAAGAGGTGAGAAAAAAGCTGCAGCAGTAGATGGCGATGACATTCCATTCTAATGCTTGCAGAAAATTTTTATAATTTATTTAGTGGCTTAGACCGTGCTTACGGCAGATATGATTTAGATACAGATCAATCTGGCGTAAAGCGGTCTGGTACTGCAAGAACGATAGCTGAAAAGCTAACGTTAAAGCAATGGGAACTACACTTATTAGGTACGCAAGGACTTGGTGTAGTTCCTATTCGTGATGACGCAAAAGTTTTATGGGGAGCAATAGACATTGACGAGTATGATTTAGACGTAGATACACTCTCAAAGGGCCTAGGAACATCCCCTTTTATACCTTGTTTAACTAAATCTGGTGGAATACACTTATACATATTTTTTAAAAAAGCAATATCAGCTAAATTAGTTGTTGATAAGTTAAGACAAATTACTTCAGCATTAGGAAAACCTAGTGCAGAGATATTTCCTAAACAAATAAAATTAGTTACTGATCGAGGAGATGTAGGAAATTGGATTAATATGCCATACTTCGGCGGTAAACGTTCTACGAGATATGCTGTATATAATGGAGAACATATTACTAATCCTGAAGATTTTATTAAATTAGCTGACATTCGAAAGATAGATAGTATTGATGAAATAAAAATTCCACAACTTAAAGAGCAAGATAAGAAATTATTACCAGATGGTCCACCTTGTTTAAAGTATTTACTTCAACATGGATTCCCAGAGGGTACAAGAAATAATTCATTATATAACATAGGAGTATATTTAAAGAAAGCACACCCTGACGAATGGGAAGAAAAGATAGAGGAGTACAATCATAATTATATGGAACCTCCTTTAAAATCTAAAGAAGTTCAAACAATTATTAAATCTTTAGAAAAGAAAGATTACAATTATATGTGCTCAGAGCAACCTATTAATGCGTTCTGTAATAAACCAGTGTGCTTAACTTGTAAATTTGGTATTAGCGATAATGGAAATCTACCTGCGATTAGTGGAATTACTAAGATCAATACGGATCCTCCTACTTATTTCGTTACAGTGAATGATCAGAGAATTGGCCCTATCGATAGCTTAGAGATTATTAATCAAAAAAACTTTCAAAGGGTCGTATTCGAGAATATGAATACTCTTATGCCTATTGTAGCACAGCCACTTTGGCTTGAAACTATTAACGAATTAATGGAAAAAATGGAGATTGTAGAGGTAAATTCCGATAGTTCTAACAGAGGAAGATTACTAGAATTATGCGAAAGGTTTTGTACAGGAAGCACTTCTTCTGATATAATCGAAGATCTATTACGAGGTCATGCAGTAACGCAAGATAACGTAACAATGTTTAGGATTAACGATTTTATGGAATTCCTAGAAAAACATAGATTCAAGGAATTTAAGTTACATGAAGTAACTGCTCATTTAAAAGAGTTTGGTGCTGAACACATGACTAAGAAGATTAAAGGAAAACATGTTAATTTATGGTCAATGGCTAAGTTTGAAAGACAAGAAGAAGAGTTTACAAAGCCTGAAATTAACCATGATGATTATGGAGAAATAACTTTCTAATGGAAAAATGTAATAAATGTGATTGCCCTTGTCATAAAGATATGACTTGTATGTGTGAATGTGCAGTTTGTGATTGTAAAAACTGTCAGCCACCAAAAGATGCTACTGTACAAGTAACAGGAGTATCGTTAGATTTAAAGTCATGAAAAAAGGTTTATGGGCAAATATTCATGCTAAGAGGAAGCGAGGAGCAAAGATGAGAAAGAAAGGAAGTAAAGGTGCGCCTACTAAAAAAGCTTTTGAACGTGCTAAAGCGACTTCGAAAAAGTAAAAAAGAGGACGAACATAGCGAACATTGGGGCATTGGCTCTTAAAAGAAAGGAAGTGCTTTGTATTTATTTTTTGACACAGAAACGAACGGCTTGTGGCGCCGTGATCTAGAAGCCACTGATCCAAAACAACCACATCTAGTACAAATAGCTGCACAGTTAGTAGATGAAAATGAAAAAGTTATTAATCAATGTTCGATACTTATACGACCAGAAGGTTGGACTATTCCTAAAGATGCTGAAGATGTTCATGGCATCTCCAATGAGAAGGCAGCTACTTATGGTGTACCTCTTATTAGTGCCCTTTCTGTGTTTAATTCTATGGCAGCTTCGGCTCATACACTTATCGCACATAACTTAGCTTTTGATTTGCAAATAATTGCAAGAGATTTTCATTATTTAAAAAAATCTTTTAAACAACCTAAAGACTTGCATTGTACTATGATGAGTACAAAAGATATTCTTAAATTAGAAAGTGATTTTGACGATTACAAATTTCCTAAACTAGTTGAAACTTATGAACACTTTTTTAATGTAGCCTATTTCGATTGGCACGATGCTTTAGCTGACGTTCAAGTATGTAGAATTATATATTTTCATTTAAAAAATAAAGGAATTGACTTAAAAGCACCGAGAGAACTTCCTAAAAAGTTGATTAAAGTAATGAATAATGACGATTACGAGGAATTAATCGGTTTAATTTCATCTATAAATAGAGATAATATAAGCGATTGGGAAAGCAATTTTCTCAAAGACCAAGAAGAAAGAATTGACAAATACAAAGAAAAAGTGATGATATCTGATAAACAAATGAACATAATAAGGAGAATGGCAGAAAAATGAAAACAGTTGTAGTAACAGGAGCCGCAGGATTCTTAGGAAGAAACTTGTGTGAACATTTATTAAATAAAGATTATAAAGTTGTTGGTATAGATAATTTTTTAACTGGTAGTGAACGTAATGTATTTGAACATGAAAACTATTACTTTTATGAAGCAGATATCGTTAAAGACGATTTATCAATGCTTCTTCGAGATCACAATAAAAAAGGAATTAATTACATATATAACTTAGCTTGTCCTGCTTCACCAGATCATTATAAAACTCATGCTTTTCAAACGTTAGAAGCTTGTTATACAGGATTAAAAAACATGATTACATATTCATTAGAGCAAGGAAATGTTAGAATGCTTCATACTTCTACAAGTGAAGTTTACGGAGATCCTCAAGTAGATGAACAGGAAGAGAAGTATTGGGGAAACGTAAATTCTTTCGGACCACGTGCTTGTTATGATGAAGGTAAAAGAGTTGGTGAAGCTTTAATCTATGAATCAATAAATAAATTAAAATCAAATATAGGAATCGCAAGAATCTTTAATACTTATGGTCCTTATATGGCGATTAACGATGGTAGAGTTATATCTAATTTTATTACAGAAGGCTTAAAAGGCAATAATCTTATCATATACGGAGGCGGTTTTCAATCTAGATCTTTTTGTTATGTTGATGATACTATAAAAGGTTTAGTTAAAATTTGTGAAAGCGATTATAAAGAAATATTTAATGTAGGAAATCCTGATCGTTATACAATAGTTGAGATAGCTGAAATAATAGCAGAAAAAACAGATGCACCTGGTTGGAAAAATACTAACCCTTCACCAGACGATCCTTTACATAGAAAGCCTAACATTAAGAAAATACAAAATATGTTAGATTGGTCGCCTCAAATTTCTTTAGACAGTGGACTTGAAAGCACTATAGATTATTTTAAGCATGCTCTCGAAAGACAAAACTAAAATAATATTAGGTCCACCTGGCACTGGTAAAACAACTACATTATTAAATATTTTAGAAGAAGAAATAGAAAGTGGGATAGCACCAGAACGCATTGGCTTTGTATCTTTTACACGCAGAGCAATTAAAGAAGCTAGAGATAGAACACTAGAAAAATTTAAAGACATTGATAAAGATCAATTAGATTATTTTAGAACACTTCATAGTTTATGTTTTAGATCGTTAGGCTTAAATAGTGAAAGAATATTTAAAGGCTTACATATTACAGAGTTTAAAAAAATATTAAGAATAGATATGACTGGTGATGTTGACGAAGAACAGATTGTATCTAATGGTGCTAGTTTAGGAGATCGTATGTTATTTTGCGATCAGTTAGCTAGGGCAAAGATGTGCCCTCTAAAAGATACATGGAGAGAGTTGAAGTGTGATTACTTATGGGAAGAACAGAAGTTATTCTCAGATACACTTGTTGATTTTAAAATGAAAAGAAATCTTCTTGACTTTACTGATATGTTAAGTTCTTTTTTAGATTCTGAGTACACTCCTGATATAGATATTTTATTTGTTGACGAGGCGCAAGACTTAACGAAGCTACAGTGGAAAGTAATTGATAAATTATCTAACTCTGTAAAAACTATTTATATAGCAGGAGATGACGATCAAGCTATATATAAGTGGGCAGGAGCTGACGTAGAAACTTTCTTAAATCTTGACGGAGAGATTAGAATATTACCTTTCAGTTATAGATTAAAAAAACGTGTTTTTGATTTAGCAAATCAAGTTACTAAAAGAATTATGCAAAGATACGATAAAGATTGGTCTAGCAGTGAGGAACAGGGATCAGTTAATTATATTGAATCTTATGAATATGCGGATATGTCTCAAGGAGGTTGGTTAATTTTAGCAAGAAATAATTATCAATTGTATCCTATAGAAAAATATCTAAAGCAAAAAGGATATGTATTTGAAAGAAAGTTCGGTGGATTTAGAGCTAATAAACATGTTGTAGCAATTAGAACTTGGCTTCAGTTAAGTAAGGGTGATGAAGTTTCTTATGATTCTATAATGAAACTATATAGTTGTATAAGAACAGGAGAGGGAATTAAAAGAGGTTTTAAAAACGGAAACAGTTTAGATAAAGAAAAATCTTATACATATCAAGACTTAAGAAATAATCATGGTTTAATAGCAATGGGAAAGTGGGAAGAAGCTTTAGGATTAATTCCTGACGATGATAAATATTATTATCAAGCTTTAGAAAAAACAGGAGATTTATTTTACAATGAACCGAGAATAAGACTTAGCACTATACATGGAAGTAAAGGCGCTGAAGCTGAAAATGTTATGCTTCTTACAGATGTATCTTATGCTACATGGAAAAACATAAATGATCAATCAGATGATGAACATCGTGTTTTTTATGTAGGAATTACTAGAACAAAGAATAATTTATTTATAGTGAATCCACAAGGGCTATATAGTTATCCGATATGAAAACAAAAAAAGAAATATTAGATTTATTTTTAAATCACATAGATTCAGAAATCTATGAAGAACCTTACTCGAACATGCATGATGGTATTATAAGACAACAAGCTGACATATTTTTAGAAAGATTTTCTATATTAAAAGAAGATAAGATACTTGACGTAGGTTGTGGCTTTGGTTTATTTCAACAATACTTAGCTCAAAAAGGATATCACAACACGATAGGAATTACAAAAGCTAAAAAAGATATAGATAATTTAATAGAAACTAAAACACCTTTTAGAGAAACTGATATAACATTTACAGGTTTAGATAAAGATTATGTGAATCATATATGGTGTAGACATTGTATTGAACATAGTCCTTTTCCTTATTTAACGTTATTAGAGTTTAACAGAATTATGAAAAAAGATGGTTATTTATATTTAGAAATGCCAGCACCAGAACAGGCTGCTATACAAGAACATAAACAAAATCATTACTCTGTATTACCTAAAGAAATGTGGGCTAGTTTATTAATAAGATCTGGATTTAAAATTAAAAACTTTGAAACTATTGATTTAATGTTACAAAAGAAAAACGGAGAACAATATTCTGAATCGTGGTATTTTTATATGGCGCAAAAGACTTTAGAAAAATCTTTGTTTTAAAATAAAAATAAGTTATTATTATACTAATTAGAAAGGAGCATTAATAAATAACTATGAACGCAATCGGAAGTCATATCTTTGCTGGTGGGTTTACACTCGGAGTAGAGAAACATTTCAATGTACTAGCACATTTTGAAGGTGATGGCGCATATGGCGCTGACACGTTTTCTTTAAATAGACCTAATATACCAGTTTACTCTGGTCCTGCCGACTGGCCTATTAAAGACTTTGAGGGTAAAATTGATTTCGTTTATGGTAACCCTCCTTGTGCTCCTTGGTCAACACTAGGAACGGGTGGTCGCAAAGATCTAGACTGGCGAGATGATCCTCGCATTGAAGCATGGTCTCATGTCTTTTCACTCCTTAATGACTTACAGCCAAAAGCTTTAGCGATTGAGTCCGTTCCTAGAGTATTTGCTAAAACAGGAGGTCGTCCTATGATTGACGACTTTACTAATAAAGCTATAAACTTAGGGTACAATGTTACTCATTTCTTACTTGACGGTCAGTATACAAATTTAAATCATAGTCGTAGAAGATTCTTTTTTATGGCGCATAAAGGCGGTTTATCTTTTCCTAGATTGAATTGGAATCCAGCACCTACTATACAAGAAGTTTTAGGAGAAGTACCAGAACCTGGATACTGTAATTCATTTACTAAAACTGAAGCTGAGTTAGTACCTCAGTGCGGTCAAGGAGAACAGTTGAGAACTGTATGGGAAAAATTAAATCCACCTGAAACTTGGGTAAGATCTGAAAAAGGAAGAAGAGGTGTAAAAGGTAGACCTCAATTTATGAAATGGAGATTACGAGCAAATAAACCTGCAGGAGTTATTGCTGGTGGATTCTACATTCACCCTACTGAACATCGATTATTAGGACATAAAGAATTAGCACACTTCGCAGGTTATCCTCAAGACTATCAATGGGCAGGCTCTCCGACTGGTATAGGATCTTTAATCGCAAGAGGAGTTATGCCACCAGTAGGTGAATTTATAGGAAGAGTTGTAAAGAATTCTATAGCTGAAAATGAAGAAGCAAAGGAACAAGTACAGATGGTTGACTATACTAAACCACCTCAAATGGAAGATTTATTTACATGAGCCAGTATAAAGATATTGATTCTTTTCATAAAAAATTTAAATTTAATCAAGGCAAAGGAATTGAATCAATGAATTATAATTTTGGTAACTGGCGTGTTGACTTTCTTATGGAAGAGATTGCTGAGTTGACCGATGCTTTAGATAATAAAGATGATGTAGAAATACTAGATGCTTTAGTTGATATCTGTTATGTAGCTATGGGAACAGCTTGGTTAATGGGTTTACCATTTGAGAAAGCATGGAAAGAAGTACAACGGTCTAATATGGAAAAGATTAGACAAGCTAGTGATCGATCTGAATTTGACGTAGTTAAACCTGAAGGTTGGAAAAAACCAGATATAAAAGGAATAGTTAAAAAATGGCGAAAATCTTAGTTACAGGATTCACTGCTAAAGGAATTGGTAGTGGTGATAATAAATTAAATATCGCAACAAGTGCGAATCTACTTCCGAAAGCATTAAAGATGGTAGGACATGAAGTAATTCAAAGACCTATTATACCAGGTGATGATGTTTCACAATACGATCATGTATTTGTATTTATGTTTCCACCGAATAGTTTACCAAGTGCTTATACTTATGGCGCAATGTATACATTAGCTAAAAGACCAGACGCTGTTTGCTGTCTTGACGATTGGCAAACTAAAGATGTACCGTCAGGGTTTGCTACATTTGCAAGAGAAGGCCACTGGCGTTTATGGAAAACCCATACACAATCTGGTGCGCCTATGAAAAAACGATATTACAACGAAGCACTAGAGTATAAACAAGAACTAAACGACTTGTGCACTACAATGGGATTTGAAGAATGGCCGTATAGATGTCTTGCACCAGTGTATAGAACTGGTAATATTGAAGCATTAGGTATAAAAGCGAAAGAATTAATTGCATGGGATCCTACTCCTATTTGCGATTCCTATATGGAAACGCCTACAGATCTATTTAGTATTGATCAACAAGTTGACGTTAAAAATAAAGAAAAGAAATGGGTTTATGCTTCTCTCATTCAAAAGCCAGGTTGGTTAGAAAGAACACCTGGCGATTGGGAAGTACAAGCTTATGGTAATAAAAATTTAGGACAGGAAAGAATTAGTGAACATGAACTGTATAAAATATATCAGAAATCATGGGGAGTATTAGTACCTCCTCACTATCACACTTTAAAGAAAAGCGGTTGGTGGAGAGTTCGTTATGGAATGATTAAAGATGCTGAATGTATTACTTGTGGAGATCCTACGGAACTATCAATCTTCTTTGAAGATAGAGTTAAACCTAGAAAAGCGATAGAATTGATGAGTGATAGTGAATTAAAAGATTATCGCAATAAACAGTTATTAGATTACGAAGACGTATTTTGGTCTAAAGAGGAATTAAAAAACTTTATAATAGATTTATTATGAACGGAATATTAATTGTAGAAGGACCAGATGGTGCTGGTAAGACTACATTAATAAATCAACTTAGAGAACACTGGTTATTTAAAACTCGCTACATGCATCTGCGAGTTCATAAAGAAATGGAAAAGTGGCACTGCGCTACTGCGAGAAGAGCCATTCGATTATCAAAAGATTATCTTGTTATCTTAGATAGACATTGGCCTAGTGAACAAATCTATTCTTATGAACGATCACCTGGTCCAAGCTACGATCCTACGAATATGGTTGATTGGCTAAAGAGTCATGGTGCAATCTATATATGGGCTATACCAGAAGATTATCAAAGGTTGATTGAAGAACATAAAACTAGAAGAGAAGAAAGACATGAAGAGTACCACGATATAACGAAAGTTGTTAAAAGATATTACGATCATTGGTACGGTACTTATGAAGGGCCAGATAATTATTTAAAGAAGATACAACCATTAAATAAAAGAAATGACTTCATACGATACGATCGGTTTACTGATAAAGATATCTTAGATAAAATAATAGATAGATTAAGACCATAGAAAGGAGAACTTAATGCCTATGAATCATGCTAATGAAGTCTACCGTAATCTAATTGATGAAGTAGTAGACAGAGGATACGGAGCAGATCCTCGTGGTATGTTTACGAAAGAAATTATAGGACACACGACTAGATGTTCTATGAGTTCACCTATCGTTACGATACCAGAAAGAGAACTCGGATATAAATTCATGTTCGCTGAAGCACACTGGATACTCTCTGGCGATAACCGAGTATCAACAATTAAACCTTACTCGAAAGCTATTAAAAGATTTAGTGATGACGGAGTATTTTATTTCGGAGCCTACGGTCCTAAGATCGTAGATCAACTACCTTATATATGTAAAGCTTTAAATGACGATTTAACGACACGTCAAGCTTGTATTAATATATGGAGAGAGAAACCACCAGTATCGAGAGATATACCTTGCACGTTATCTTTACAATTTCTAATTCGAAGAGATACCTTATATGTTATATCTAATATGAGAAGTAATGACGTATGGCTCGGTTGGCCTTACGATAACTTTAATTTTAGTATGATCGGTTTATCTGTCTGTCTCCTAATGAGACAAATGCATAATAAGAAACTTAAACTAGGAATGCTTATTAATAATGCTGGTAGTAGACATCTTTACAAGGAGAACTTCGAAAAAGCTTATAAAGTTGCCGATTCAACAGCTTTAGGTTTTGGCTATGAAACTATTACGCCTGAAAGATTTAGTAGTTTTGAGGACTTAAAAAACGAATTAAAAGTATACAAGGATAACCCAAGTGAATTCCTCTTCGCACACACTTAGACCTAGTAAAGACGAATACTTTATGGACATGTGCTTTCTTGTATCTCAACGTAGCACGTGCATGAGAAGGCAAGTAGGAGCTGTTTTAGTTAATAAGAGAAAACATGTTCTTGCTACAGGATATAACGGTGTAGCTGCAGGTCAACCTCATTGTTTAGATATACCTTGTATCGGTGCAAAATCTGTTAGTGGTACAGATTTAGAATTATGCGAAGCTGTTCATGCAGAACAAAATGCTCTACTTCAGTGTCAAAATGTGTTTGAAATAGATACATGTTACGTTACAGTATCTCCTTGTATGACGTGTACTAAGTTATTATTAAACACAAGTTGCCAAACGATAATCTATGCTGAAGATTACGTTGATCAGAATGCAAGAAAGTTATGGGAACGACACGATAGAAAGTGGGTAAGATTTGACGACGGATCTTTTCAAACCCACTAGCGATTGGACTCCACCTACAGTATTACCAGATCTTTCTTCTTCGAAGATTATCGGTATTGACTTAGAAACATTCGACCCTGGTTTAAAAAAACATGGACCTGGAAGCATCAGGAAAGATGGACATGTTTCTGGTATTAGTATAGCAGGAGATAATTACAAGGGTTACTATCTTCCTATCGCACATCAAGACGGTGGTAATCTTCCTAAACCTTTAGTTATAAATTATTTAAAAGAATTGTTTTCTACAGATACTCCTAAAGTATTTGCTAATGCTCTCTACGATTTAGAATGGTTGCATAATTTAGGAATAAAAGTAAATGGTAAATGCTATGACGTTCAATTACTAGAACATCTTATTGATGAGAATCAAAAAGATTATTCTCTAAAAGCATTAGGTCTAAAGTATGTTGGTGAGGGTAAAGATGAAACTTTATTAGTTGACGCCGTTAGATCAATCTTAGGAAAGAAAGATGTAAAAGGAAACTTATGGCGACTTCACAGTAGCTATGTTGGACCGTATGCTGAACAAGATGCTATCTTACCTGTAAAGATATTAAAAGAACAATGGAAGAAAATAAAAAAACAAGAATTAAATCGTATTGTACAATTAGAAACTGATCTTACTCCTTTACTGCTAGATATGAGAGTACAAGGAGTTAATGTTGACTTAGATAATGCGGATCAAGTATCTAAAAGATTAGAAAGACAAGAACATGAAGCTCAAGATATTTTAAACAAGAAGTCAGGAATTGACTGTAACGTATGGGCAAATGAAAGTTTAGGAAGAGCATACGATAACTGCAGTATTCCTTATGGTAGAACTCCTACAGGGAAACCTAGCTTTACTCAAAGCTTTCTTGACTATGCTGAAGATGAATTATCAAGTTTAGTTTTAAAGGTAAGAAAACTAAACAAACTAAGAACTACTTTTATTCACGGCATGATATTAGAAAAGCACGTAAACGGAAGAGTACATTGTCAATTTAATGCGAGAGGTGCTGTTACGGGTAGATTTAGTTCTAGTAACCCTAATCTTCAACAAGTACCTGCTCGTGATGAAGAACTGTCTAAATTAATACGAGGCCTCTTCTTGCCTGAAGAAAATGAAAAATGGTATTGTATTGATTACGCACAACAAGAACCTAGACTTCTAGTTCATTTTGCTTCACGACTAAAATTACCAGAAAGTGTTACTGCTTTATCAGCTTATAAGAATGATGAGACAACTGACTTTCATACGATGGTCGCTTCTATGGCAGGAATAAAAAGAAAACAAGCTAAGACGATTAACTTAGGTTTGTTTTATGGTATGGGTAAAAAGAAATTAGCCAATCAATTAGGATTAGAAACTAACGATGCTGAGAAATTATTTCGTCAGTACCATACTCGTGTTCCTTTCGTAAGAGGTCTTTACGATAGAATGTTGAACTATGCGTCAAAGAACGGATACATAAAAACTTTACTTGGTCGTAAAAGACATTTCGATCTATGGGAAAATGCTAACGACTTCGGAAGCATGGGTCATCCGTTAGAGAAAGCAAAAGAGATTTATAAAGGAAAACCTATTAGACGTGCATATACACATAAAGCACTTAATTCTTTAATACAAGGAAGTGCGGCTGACGTAACGAAAGCTGCAATGTTAAAAGTATACAAAGCAGGGTTATTGACTCCTCTCATTACAGTTCATGATGAACTTGACTTCTCTATTCCACAAGACGATAAGGGAAAAGAACAATTAAAAGAGATAGTGCATGAAATGAAAAACTGTGTTGACTTAGATCTTCCTCTTCAGGTTGACGTAGAATCTGGTAGTAATTGGGGTAACATTGAGTGAAGCTAATCTATGGACTCTTGCTCGTAAGCATCTTAATGATTTCTTTCTACAGCGCATTGAAACTGCCATTGAACGAGGAATCCCTGATCTATTTTACTGTTCCCCTACTGGCGTTTCCGGTTGGATAGAAGGTAAATATGCTGATAAACCAGTTAAAGAAACATCTAAAGTTAGACTAAAGATATCTGTTGAGCAAATCGCTTGGCATCGATCATTTTCTCGATATAAAGGGCGTGTATATATCTTAGCTAAAGTCAGTAAGGAAATATATTTATACCGGCCAGAAATGGCTGAAAAGCTGATTTCTGGCGTTATTTATACCGATTTAAAGGAATTATCTATCGCATCTGATTGGAAATCAATAAAAAAGGCCCTCTCCGAAGAGAAGGCCTAAAAGGAGTACTCACATCTTATTGTTATAATCTAGGAGGACTATATGAACAAGAATAAACTTTATTGTACTTATAATTAAAATAATTGCGACAAAATTCTTTCAATCGTATATAATAAATTTAATATAAAGAAAGGAGAATCAAATGGCCGACATTGAAGCTATTAAAAAGAAGATCGCAAAACTACTTGCGATGGCTAACGATTCAGGTGCTTCCGAAGCTGAAGCGCAGATGGCTTTTGAAAAAGCACAGGAATATCTTGCGGAATATAATTTAAACGCAGAAGATGTTACTAACGATTTAGAACATGAAGATATTACTGACGAAGCTTTTACAGAGCAAGTAAGAGAGAACTGGCAGATTAGTTTACGAACTGCTACTGCTCGTCTTTACTTTTGTAAATACTATTACTCAACAGGAGTGCTAGATGAGAACTACAAGAAAGCTACGGAACATAACTACGTTGGTAGACCTCATAATATAGCGGTTGCGAAATCGATGGTATCGTATCTTATTAATACAATAAAGAAACTAGGAGAAGAACACGTAGCACCTATACCTGGCGATAAACGTACACTTAACGGTATTCGAAGAAACTTCGAATTAGGTTGCGCTTCTAAAGTTACAGCAAGGGTAAACGAAAGATACCGAGAGATAGAGCAACAAGATCCAGGGCACTATCAAATCGCAGGAGAGAAAAGTAATCTTCCTGCTCTTTATAAATCAGAGTTAGCTTTATGCCAAGATCATTTAAAGAATCAAGGTATTCATCTTACCACTTCGAAATCAAGACGTAACGTTACGAATGGTATGGCTTATTCACGAGGTAGAACAGCTGGTGAAAAAGTATCGATAAATACACAAATATCTGGTAAATCAGCTAGTCGATATATGTTAGGAAATGGCTAGAAAATACAAAGACTTCGATTTAACAAAATGTGATCTCGTTCATGTTACCTGGTTAGATGCTTTCGATGCATTAGGAACCGGGTGGCATGAATGGGAGGATATCGAAAAAAAAGCGGTACTAGCAAAGTGTAATAGTGTAGGATATTTGTTTAAGGAAGATGACGAAAAGATCGTGCTTGTCGCCGATGAAACTGGCGAGTTCGGAAGTAGGATCACGGTCATCCCTAAAAGCTGGCAAATTGATATTAAATATTTGAAGAAACCGAAATGAGAACTGTTTATCCATATCTGGTAAAACTTTACTATGTTAAAAGTGGTGAACTAAAAAGCATAGAGTTTCAAGAATATGACGACCTAGAGTATTCTAATATCGGTCGTATTGTTCAACGCATGGAAGATAAGCTAGGTGTTGATACAGTTAAAAACATATTAGTAAAGCCTGATATTTCTAATATTACAATTACAGGTTATCAAACTCCTCTCACTATTCATTAGCGGTTTATACTGTTTCGATTCGTATTTATAATCTATTATAAGAAAGGAAAACATTATGAAAATACGATATGCCCATAGAACTCTTTTAGAGTTTATTAACCAGTGGTCCTTGCAGCATCACGATCACGGCTATAACGAAAAGTGTTTTAAAGATCTAGAATTAGACATGAACTTCCCTGTAAAAGAAGTTAAAGATGTTAAGAATAATAATAAGGTAAAGTATGTTACATTTCTTCTTGACGATGAAGGAAAGCATGCTCATTTTTATATGAGAGTCAAAGATTTCGATGCTCTTCCTATATTCGATACAGGAGAAAGTATTACACTTCACTAATTAATGAAATGGTTTTTAGTAGGCTGGATCTGTTTAGGAGCAGGGGTTGATCAGAAATGTGTGCGTATGGGATCTGAAGTTATCCATGAGTCATATAATGAATGTAATGAATACTTTAAGGTAATCAGAGAAGATTTTTCTGATGTAGAAAACCTTGAATGGAGATTCAGTTGCGTTGAAGCAGGGTTGATTGAAGATGCTTTATAAAGTTCTTCTTACATAATTAGGAAGAGTGCCATCTTCCTTGTATTGATGATAGGCAGCAATCCAATCTTTTTTATATTCAGCTTGTAAGAATTGTTTTAACGCACTATCAACAGTAGGCTCCATAACGAAATAACCACTAATTATTTTTAAAAATTTTATCATGTTGACTTTATACTTTTGTTTATTTAAAAAGATTAGTGTTTATTTTGCACAACTGACATGATAAAAAATAATCGGCGGCATTTAATAAAAATAAATCCGTGTATATATAGCAAAAAATCACTAGTCGTCTATCCTCGATTAGTTTGTGCCGCCACTTAAATATTCTTGTTTAAACTGTTCTAAAATTTATTTATTATAAAGAAATAAGGAGAAAGACACATATGACTAAAAAAGCAGTGTACGTTGTTCATAGCAACGATCAAGAACTTCCTAAAGCTATTGGCGATAAGAAGCCAGATCTTAAGGAACTTCAAGAACACGTCGGCGGTTATATTCAAATATTACCAGGTCGACTTAACGGTAGATCTTGTTCTATCGTTATTAATGAAGAGGGTAAAATCTACGGAATGCCTCCTAATAAACTTGCTACGGAATATTGGCACGAGTATTACAAGTGGAAATTCAAGGCGAAAGCTGAGGATCTCATAGACGTAATAGCTGGCCCTGCTGTTATACTAGAGGGTTACCGTTTATGAACGGCCAATACAAAGCTTTAGATACGGTTCGAGATTACTTGAGCCGTATTCTTCATAGTGATAGGCCAGATAATATGGATCTACTAATGTTCGATGACGAAGTTGTTATCGGTTATTCTCAGGCTGAAGGCTACTACTATTTTCGTTGTTATGAAGATACGAAATGGGGTGGCTCAGAATCTGTTCGAGGGTGGCTCGATGATATTAAAGATCAAACTATTATTAAAAGGTTTAACGATCTCATGGCTCATTACGACTATCAAGGATTTGAGATCCTTGAGGAATTATACGGAGTGTTTTATGGCGACAAATGATAAAGACTATATGGCCAGTTATATGCGTGGCTATATGAGAAACAAGAAGGTATATTACCTGAATGACATCACGAGTGCTTGTATGGAAAAGATTTTATACCATTGGCAGCGCCGTGCGGAAAAAGAAGGGATAGTAGGAAAGATTACAAAAAACTTAATCTTAAACCATATTGTCCAAGACTATATGAAGAAATCGGTTCCTAATGGTAAGGAATTTCTTTATAATAAAATAAAGGAGAAAGATAATGCAACAGAAAGTTAAGACTATACATCGTGTAGAAAGTATTAGCACATCTTCTATAGAGAATCAATTAGAGGGTATCTTTCGTGCTCATGTTAATATGTGTAATGAGATATCAACTTTAAGAAAATGTCTTAATTCAATTATGGGTAAGATTTTAATTGAAAAGGAGGTAGAGATTGTCAACGATAAAACGAATACACATCAATCAGTCGATCCTTCGCCGAAATCATAAGACAGGAGATCGAGAAGCTTGCATCACGATTAAGACGAGAGGTCGATCTATCTATGCGCAGAACGTAGATATTATGGGTAAATCGGAAGTTGTCTACTCACACGATAAACCTCTTAAATGCGGTGCTAGAATATGGATAGAAACGACAGCGCCCGTTTGGTATTTACCACCAGGGTATAAAAGTATGGTATTATTAGCAGAGAAAGGAGAAAGTGATCATGTATAAATATACACATATCGCAGATGTACTTATTAATAAGTACGGTTGGCAACGAGTTCCGTGGTTTAAAAGTTGGAGGGAGGTCTATATTGTCAGACGAGTATAGCAAATATAGAAATATCGAGCATTGGGTAACTGATACTCAGAGCAAACAGACGATTCGAGAAATCTCTAATCACGGTTGCGTTTCGGGTATCGTTACGGAACTGATCTATTATAGTGATACAGTGAAGTTTTATAATGCTTTTGAGGACGAGATATGGAATCGATTAGATGCTGCCGCTACGAATATAGGAAGCAGTGATATCATTTCATTTATCGGAACATATCTTGATACTAAGCATATCGGAAGCTTAACCCAATTCAAGAATGCTTTAGCTTGGTGGGCAGTCGAAGATGTAGCAAACGATTTAGGTAATAGAGAAGAGATATGATGGGTATATATAGTCTACCGACTAGGTTGTTTAAGCTAGAAATAAGGCTCAGGCATCAGCTAAGTAAACAAATATTAGAAGGTAGAACTAATGAAGGCATTCTTGTACGAGGAATAAAGAATGAGAACAGATTTAATACACTAATGCAACGATATCATGTAGTAACGAAACATGTTCGTGAGTATTTGGACAGTCATGAAAGGAGTACAAAATGATAAATCCAGAGGTAGTAGTAGATAAAGTAGGACGTATTTTTGATAAACTTAATGTAAACGAAAAGTACAGATTTACATATAAAGAAATGCAATTGTTAAAAGAAGCTGCAATGTTAGATTTACTAACATCTAGTCAATTACGAGGCTTAATTTTAGTTCTTGCTGATGAATATATCTTAAAACCCGAATTTACTAGTGATTAAAAAAGCAATTGAGAAAATCAGTAAATCTTAATCGCTAAATGGCAATCCCTAATCCTAAATGGTTATTATTATTGTATATCAATAAGAATAAAGGGATTAGTATAGAATTCAGAGGCAATCCAGGCAATCCACACGGAGGCCATTCAGAGGCCAAATGATGAATTGTATTTATATAAAAAGGCCTCTATATAGTATAGAAAGGAGATTTGTATGGATATACTATTGTGGGCTGTAGTAATTATAGGCGCTTATATTGTGCTACACTTAAATTAATAAAAATGTTTACTACGGCGGTTTTTCGTATTAGTATTAAAAAAATAGAAAGGAGAAAGCAGTTATGTCTGTTTCAACTAATACCCAAAAGGGTAAATCTAAAACTCCTAAGGCTGTAAAAGCCAAAGGTGTTAAAGCTAAGAGTAAGGTTGCACCTACTCCTAGAGAAAAACAGGGCACATATAAATACGACAGAGATGCTCGTATACAGATATGTGTAGAGAAAAACCCAAAGAGAGAAGGCTCTAAGGGTTATAAGATGTTTGAGATCTACAAGAATGGTCTTACTATTCGAGAGTTCTTAGCATCTGGTGGTAGAACCATCGATATCGATTGGGATAGAGAACGAGGTTTTATCGCTACAGAAGATAGAGATAAAGAGGGTATGGCAAGTAAAACCCCTAAAGCTACCTTTACTTTAAAGTAATTGTATACTTTGTTTTTATTATTCTTAGTATTATTTTATATTCATTTTCTTTTTCTGATAGGGGTCGTATTCCGGCCCCTGTCTATTAATCATAAACCAAGGAGGCTTATATGGCAAACACTGTAGAAGATATTATCAACGATATAGTATGCGATAAGGTTGAGGAAGAAGTCAACAACGCAGATATTGAAACTATGGTCGAAGATAAGGTCGGCGAATACTTAGACGACAATATTGTTGAACTAATCAAAAACAACTTAGATGATATAGTTAAACTGCTGAAAGACAAGTTATGAGATTAAATCAGCAAACTACCATAATTGTACTGTTATTACTGTTAGTCTTAAAACAGTACGGTGTCTTATGAATATCTTTGCTCTTTCACGATGTGCTCAAACGTCAGCTGAATGGCTATGCGATAAGCATGTCGTGAAGATGATATTAGAAACAGGCCAGATGTTATCGACAGCTCATCATGAGTTAAAATCTAAACATCTTGGTAGATATAAATATTATGAACCAGCATATGTAAATCACCCATGTACTGTATGGGCTAGAACTTCTCATGCTAATTACTTCTGGTTATACGAACACTTTGAAAGACTATGTCAACTGTACGAAGAGATATACCACAGAACTCATAAGACATGGGTTAAACTTCACAAAGCTTGTAGTATGAGTCCATTCGAATTAACTGGTCCTTTTAAAACACCTGATAGTAGCTTGATTGACTTGACTGAGTTTCCTCAATGTATGCCAGATAAATACAAAGATACAGATTCACACTTAGCATATCGAAGATATTACATAGGTGAAAAGCTACATTTCGCAGAGTACAAGAGTAGAAAGATTCCTGCGTGGATTGCTTCAAAAGATGTTTATCTTGATAATTAATTCTTTATTATAAAATTATAAGGAGAAAGAATATGGCAGATCATTGTAATATATGCGATACTCGTAGACCAGAAGGTGGTACGAAAGCGATGGTACTTTCTAACAATATAGGAAGTCAATGGGTTGAGTTCTGTAACGATTGTGCAGATACTCAAATGCGTAATGAAGAAACAAAAGAAGTAATTACAGTTAAAGAACTGTACGACAGAATAACTTTAAGGAGGACTCAACATGATACTTAAATGTAGAGCACAAATACCATACGACCCTACTACTATTAACGATCAAACTAGGTTTTATTATATAACTGTAGAAATACCTTGCAAGACTTTCGAAGATGGTAAGAGAGAATTTTATGACACGTTAGAAACTATTTGTCCAGCACTCGATGGTAGCAGGTTATGGAAAGACAGATACTACATGAAAGAATTTAAAGATGTTTCATTAGGTAGTTAAATACTTTATAATAAACAAAAGGAGAAAGAAAAAATGCGTGACGAATATCAAAACTTAGAAGATCAACTTATTGACTCTGTTCGATACTTTAAATCTGGTAGCAAACTACAAGATAGGGCTTTTAAAAAGGCTTACACTATGTTGATATATAAACAGATGGACGAAGTTAATCTTGCTATATCTAGATTACAGAGTTTAGTTAATTCATGGGAATGTTGCGATGGTATGGACGATATAAACGAACTACCTGGCTTCTGCGATAACTACCCATTCAAACATTCATTAGATGAAATGGATACTATGTGGGGCGATATGACTGAAGAGCAGAAGAGAGAATATAACAGCTTGCAGTTTCAAGCATTAAAAGAAAGACGCAGAAAACTAGGAGACAAGAAATATATACCAGATGAAAAAGGAGACAAATAAATGGACGTAAAAAAGATTTGGCAAGAAAAAGTAGTTAATTTTACAATGACTGAAATGTTGGCTCAGAACTATGAAGAAGCGCAACATAGAGCGAAAGCATATCATTATATGGCAATCATAAACGAATGTATTAAAGAACTACAACAAATCCAAGAGAAGTATTGGGTTAATATGTTAGCTAGTGATGTTAGCGACATGAAGCTAGAAGATATTCCAGGTTTTGGTTATAATTATCCATTCAAATGCGATCTAGCAGATATAAAACCTAAATGGGGTGAGTTCCCATGCTTCGAACATGAAGTAGAAAAAAAGGTTTCATCTGGTAAAGAATAATTATATAATAAACAAACTTAAAGAAGAAAGGTTAACAATGAAAGCATACGCAGTATTCGAGAATATCAACAATACTATTTCTAATGGTGTTACCGAAAATCAATTTCATTTGCATTTGTCTATTCCTACTTTAGCTTGGCACGATAGTTCTGGTGGAATAGTAACATGGCGTAAAGAAACCAAAAGACTGTCTCACTTCGTTTTGTTCGCCACTAAAGAAGGAGCAGAAGAACACATGTTCGAAAGACAAGACGAAGCCCCTGGCGATTATATTATCAAGGAAATAGATATAACAATTAACGATTAAAACCTAGTATTTACTTATCTGGCCTTTTAGTTTATAGATAATTCTATGGATAAAGGACCAGATAATATTATTGATTTTACTAGTGCCGAAAGTAAGATTTTATCCGACAAGGAAAAGAAGTTTGTCGAATATATCTTTCAAGGTTTAGGTAAGAAACAAGCGGCTTTAGAAGCCGGTTACGCACAATCTGCAGCGCACGTTCAAGCTACCCGCCTACTAAAGAAGGATAAAATACGCAAGGCCCTTGATCGTTTGCGCTCTCTTCAACATCAACAAACCATTCATACTATGGACAAGGAGATCGAATCGATTGATGCCATGATCCAAGAAGCTAGAGAAAGAGGGCAAATAGGTGCAGCGGTTCAAGCTGCCAGGCTCAAGGCACAAATGTTAGGGTACCTTGTTGATAAGAAAGAGATCAAGACAACAAACCTTGACACCATGAGCGATGACGACATAGCCCAATACCTTGATTCCCTAAAAGCATCCTACAGCAACCCACAATAAGTGGTTGATGGTTGTTGACTGTTGACCCTAGGACCTAGAATCTATACTGTACAATCATGTACCAGTAGTTCGTAGTACGAGGTACACGTCTGTACAACCCTGTACAACCAGTCAAAAGTTTTCCACAACTTTAAAATAAAGATGTTTACTTTTGTTATTTATTTTAGTAAAATAAAACCACAATAAAGGAGAAAGAAAAATGAAAAAAGCAAAACTACCTAAAGTAACTACTATGATCGGCAACGACAAAGTATTATTTAAACTTGTTAACCCTAAGCAGCAAGGAAGTAAATCACATGAGATTTATGGAAAAGCACAGAAAGCTACCACAGTTAAGGAAGCATTCGAACAGGGTTATAGATCAATAGATATCGCATACGATACTATGAATAATGGCAAATTTAAAAAGCCTAATGTTCTTATCGCAAGATATCTTAAGAAAGACCACAAGGAATTATATTTGACATTCCTTAAGGAATTCGAAGGCGCAAAGCTAAGTAAGGAAATGCAAGACAACCTTAACGAATTCACAAAAATAATCAGTAAGTTATAATATAACAAGGGGCCTTCGGGCCCCTTTTTTTTAACCTTGATCGTTGATCACCGTTGATCTGTTGACTCTTGATCACAGCTTTTGCTGTTTAAGTAGGGAGTAGGGAGTAGGAGGTATATATAATATATATAACAATTATTATGGCGCAAGTCGGCGCATCTCTGATCAACTATAATATATATATGTTTCAAATTGTTTTAATTTTTTATATTCTAATTTTAGAAAGGAAAAAGATGGATACTATAATTTATCTATTATTTATGGGGTTTTTGTTTTATTTATCCTCACATTTTTTTTAAAAAAAAGATGAAAAATAATTTTACTTTTTTCGAAAAGTATGAAATAAATATACTATCTTTAATATAAAGATAGAAAGGAGAAAGAGAAAATGAGTAAATCTAAAGTAGATGAAAAAGGAAAAGGAAAACTAAATAAATTTCCTTCTTCTTTAATTAGAATTAAAGATAATTTAATTCTTCATCGTTTAGTAAACGATAAAAAAGGAAAATCGTTTATTAGATTAGAGAATTATAAATTCTCTACTACTATTGAAAATTCCGTTAAAAACGGAATGAGTAAAGACGATTACGATTATAATACTTCTAAGCTTAAAACTATCTATTCGATAGATTTAAAAAATCTTAATAAAGATTTTAAATTAAGATACTTAGATACTATTAATCTAAATCTTTCATTTCTTAAAGATACTAAAATTTCTAATAAGGAAGAATTAGTAAATTTAAATAAGAAAGCTTTAGAGATAGTAAATAAATTATAATCTAAGTTAATTTTTTTCTACGAGGAAAATAAAATTCCTCGTAGAATATTCGTATTAAGTTTAACGAAAAACTTCGTATAAGTTTCAGAAAAAACAGGTGCCTGTGCCTGTAGGAGCGAGTAGCGACTGAACAAATAGCTTTTATATGTATAAATTTCATATATAAATAATTGATGGCTTTTCTCGTAGCAAACATTCCACCTATTGAAGTTTATGTAAAAAAAGAGTATCTTTATGACCATGAAAAAGGTCATGGAGAATTTGAAAAAGGTGTTTGGGTCACTGCTAAGTCGATTACCGGCAGAGCTTTGTATTTCGAAACGTACTTATATAATTCTGGCGCTCTTTTTGATAAGCTGCCTATATCTGCTTTCTGCTCAAAGCCAGTAAAGCCAGAAGAAAGTTTACCATTAGAAGAGTTACAGTTATGGGATTGTTTCAGTTACCACATTTCTGTTATAGAAAAGTGTAACGCAGGAACAGGTCGTTGTAAGTATTTCTCACCAAATAAAAATTGGCATTACGGAGTTTATCTGTTTACGATAGATTCTGCACACGCCGATCCTAACATTCCTAACTGTGGTTACTCAGAAGTTCCTAGTCAACATAAGTCTTTCAATATTATTGAATTAGATAATGGTCATTATGCAGCTCAACCAAATAATCGAGTTATATTTTACGATAAAAGTTTGTCTCCGAAAGAAATGACGTTCCCTGATTATAAAGTTTCTACTATTGAATATAGTGTCGAGCATCATTCTAAATGGGTTGCAGGAGATGATGAAAGTTTCTTTTATGAACTTAGAGATACTACAAAAAGCTGAACAGATATTACTAGATAAAAAGGCTCCTCAAGAGATTCGAGAGAAAGCTTTTCTTGTAATTAAAAATCAAAAAGAAAAACAGGAAGTATCTGGAGCACAAACTTCTGTACTAAAGTTTGCTCAACATATGTATAACGGCTATAGTACTCCTGCTCATATACAATTAATTGCTAAAAGTTTAGAGGCTCTTGAACGAGATGAATTTGATCGTCTAGCTATATTCATGCCACCAAGACATGGAAAGTCTATGTTATGTTCCGAGATGTTTCCTGCCTGGTTCCTTGGTCGTAATCCTAAAAACTTTGTTATTCAATCTACTTATGCTCAAGAACTAGCTGATGACTTTGGACGCAAGGTTCGTAACCATGTGAAATCGGAAGAGTTCCTTAAAGTTTTTCCGAACACGACACTTCGAGATGATTCTACTTCAGCGAAACGTTTTCATACAGTTCAAGGTGGAACATACTCAGCGGTCGGTGCGGGTGGTGCAATTACAGGTCGTGGTGCACACTTGTTAATTATTGATGATCCGATAAAAGGGCGAGAAGATGCTGAATCTCAAGTTCAAAGAAGAAATCTTATCGAGTGGTATAAATCGGTCGCATTCACACGATTAATGCCTGGCGGAAAAGTAATCATCATTCAAACGAGATGGCACGAAGAAGATCTCGCAGGTTGGGTTTTAGAAAACGAACCAGGAGCATGGAAAGTTTTAGATCTCCCTGCGCTTAACGATAACGGGGATGCCCTGTGGCCAGAAGCTTATCCCGTAGAAAAATTAAAAAAGATTCAAGCGACAGTCGGAGAAAGAGTTTGGCAAAGTTTGTACCAGCAGAAACCGAGTGCGGAGCAAGGACAAATTTTAAAAAGAGATTGGTGGCGTGTATGGGAGAAAAAAAGATTACCAGGATGTCATACGATTATTCAATCGTGGGATACTGCGTTTAGTGCGAAAGAAACTGCAGACTATTCAGCTCGAACTACATGGGGAGTGTTTACACATATAGACGAAGAAGGAAGAGATCAAGCTTGTATAATTTTATTAGAGATGTGGCGTAATCGTGTCGAGTATCCTGAACTAAGAAAAGAAGCTCAACAATCTTTTTTCGATTGGAAGCCCGATGTCGTCTTAGTCGAGAAACGAGCATCAGGACAGAGCTTACTTCAAGATTTAAGAAGAGCAGGTGTTCCTGTAAAAGAATTTACACCAGATCGAGATAAAGTTTCGAGAGCCCATGTCGTAGCATCAATGTTAGAAACAGGATTAGTTTGGGTTTTAAATGAAGCGTGGGTCGATGATTTAATTCAAGAATGTGCTTCCTTTCCTTATGGAAAGCACGACGATTTAGTAGATACAACTACTCAAGCGTGGCAACTTATACGAGATAACTATTTAGTTTCTCACCCTTTAGATCCAGAAGATGAAGAATGGGACGATAAACCTTATCGCTTAGTACAGAAAAAGTCCTTTTACAGTTAATAAAATATCGTTATAGTATTTTCATTATGGCAAGTATGTACAAAGCGACCAAACCTATGCCGGCGAAATCTAGTCCTAATTATGCGAAAGCTTTAATAGATGAAGATGATCGTTTCTACGATAAATATCCAGCGTGTCGTCAAGATGATGAAATGCTCGTTGAAGCTATGAACAATCCAGGAAAAGAAATTACCAGCGAAAGCATGCAAGAAACACCTATGAAAGTAAGTGGCATGATGGTCATTAAAATTAAGGGGTAAATTATGAAAGGCGATTTAAACAAAGACGGCAAGATGTCATCTTATGAAAAGAAACGTTCAATGGCTATTGAAAAAGCTATGATGAAAAAGGGCGGCAAGAAAAAGAAGATGACTAAAAAGAAAATGTCTAAAAAAGACATGATGAAAAAACTAATGAAGATGAGGAAGAAAAAATAGTCATGGGCGGAAGTAGATATGATGAATTAAGAGCACTTCTAGAGGAAGCACAAGAAGCAGGAGATGATGATAAGATTATAGAAATCGAATCTGATATTGCAAAAGAATTCCCAGAAGATGATGATTAATGGCTCGAAAACGAGATAAGCAACCTCCTAAGACGAAGAAATATTTTCGCTCTACGAAAAGTGGTGCGGGTATGACTAAGGCGGGTGTAGCTCGTTATCGAAGAGAGAACCCAGGTTCTAAATTAAAAACTGCTGTTACAGGGAAAGTTAAAAAAGGAAGTAAGGCAGCTAAGAGAAGAAAATCTTACTGTGCTCGTTCCGCAGGACAAATGAAGAAGTTTCCTAAAGCAGCCAAAGATCCTAATTCTAGATTACGTCAAGCTAGAAGAAGGTGGAAATGCTAAGAGCATTATTTACGAAACAGATATCTAATGGCAAAAAGAAAAAAACTAAAAAGAGCACCAAAAGAAAAAGGCGTTCCAAAAAAATATCTTAGTGGAACTTCTGGTAAATTAAGATCAAGAAGAGCTGCAGCTATTAGAAAAAGAGGAAAAGATTATAAGGGAGAGGGAGCACTTCCTGGCGATCTTGATTCAAAAGGAAGATACAAGGGCGGTGCTAAAAAAAGTAAACACACAGCAAAATTTAAAAGGATGTACGGATAATGTCTAAAGTAACTAAAGCACTTCAAAATAAAGCAAAGAAAACAGGTAAGTCTGTATCTACGTTAAGAAAAATATATAATCGAGGGCTAGCAGCTCATAGAACTTCGGGACACCGCACGGGTGCTTCTCCACACGCATGGGCGATGGCTAGAGTTAATTCAGCTACTACGGGTGGTAAAGCCGCTAAAGTAGATGCTGATATTTTAAAGGGTAAAAAAAGTAAAAATAGAAACCCAGATGGTACGAAGAAAAAAACTAAAAAGAAAGGCAAGAAAAAATAATGACAAAAAATGAAGCTCTGTTAGAATCGCAAAGGAAACAAATTAAAAAATTAGAAAAAGAAATAGTTAAATATCAATCACGAGAATCTCAAAAGAACGAAGCACTAAAAGAAAAAGATTTGCATATAAAATTTTTAACAGATCGCTTATCTCAATGGGCAGATAAATTTTTTGACTTACGAACCAACTTTATAAATTTACCTTTATCAAAACAAATAGAAAAACAAAGAGAGATGCAAAGTGGCGGAATCGGACAATAATATAGAAGATATATTATCTGTATCTGAAGATGGATCTGTAGAAGTAGATATTTCTGAAGAAGAGCAGGAAGAAGAGGAATTTGTAAATCCTTATGAAACAGATCATTATGCTAATTTAGCAGACGGATTAGATAAAGATAGACTAGCAGAAATTTCTTCAGATCTTCTAACTAAATTTGAAAACGATAAATCTTCTAGAAAAGATTGGGAAGATCAATACTCTAAAGGATTAAAAATGTTAGGAGTTATTTCTGAAGATAGAGATGACCCATTTCCTGGTGCTTCAGGTGTACACAATCCTTTAATGGCAGAAGCAGCAACTCAGTTTCAAGCTAGAGCTGTAGCTGAGATGTTTCCACCAGGAGGCCCTGCTAAAACTCAGATCATAGGAAAGATAACTGAAGAAAGAGAACGTCAAGCTCAAAGAGTACAAGAGTTTATGAACTATCAGATTACTCAACTAATGCCAGATTACTTTAGCGAGTTAGATCAGATGTTATTTAACTTATCTCTTGCAGGTTCAGCATTTAAAAAAGTATATTACGATACTGCTACAGATCAAGTATGTGCAAAGTTCATACCTGCTGAAGATTTAGTAGTTTCATATACCACCACTGAATTAGATACTAGTCCTCGATATACGCAGATTATGAAATTAACTACTAATGATGTTAAAAAATACATGAAATCTGGTTTTTATCGAAACATAAAACTATCAGATCCAAGTGATGATGGTGAAGAAAGTCGTGTTCAACAAACTTTAGATGAAATAGACGGAATTACAGGAAGCTTAAGTGATCAAAATAGACAAGTTTTAGAATTTCATGTCGATTATAATTTAGAAGATAACGAAGAAGAAATAGAATTACCTTACATTATTACGATAGATCGTGCTACATCACAAGTTTTAGCTATTAGACGTAACTACAAAGAAGATGATAAACTAAAAAATAAGCGAGTTTACTTTATTCATTATAAATATTTACCTGGTTTAGGCTTTTACGGCTTTGGTTTAATACATATGATAGGTGGATTACAGCATGCAAGCACTGGTGCGTTACGTGCATTACTAGATAGTGCAGCTTTCGCTAACTTAAACGGAGGATTTAAGGCAAAAGGTGCTAGAATTGAAGGTGGAGATATAACTGTATCGCCTGGTGAATGGGTAGAAGTAGAAGCTTATGGCGATGATTTAAGAAAATCGTTTATTCCTCTTCCATTTAAAGAACCATCGCCTACTTTAATGCAGTTATTAGGAATTTTAACTGAATCTGGTAGAAGATTTTCGTCTATTGCTGATGCTATGGTCGGAGATGCAGCTTCATCTGCTCCTGTAGGAAGCATTGTAGCTCAAATAGAGCAAGGTTCTAAGGTATTTAGTGCTATACATAAGCGATTACACATGTCTCAAGGTAAAGAACTAAGACTAATTGGAGAATTAAACGGAGAATTTTTAGATAATGAGTATCCTTACGAAGTTATAGGCGATGAAAAGATGGTAAGACGAAAAGATTTCGATGGACGTGTAGATATTATACCCGTTAGTGACCCAAATATCTTTTCTGCTTCTCAAAGAATAGCGATGGCGCAAACTGAACTTCAATTAGCTCAATCTGCTCCTCAAATTATAGATGTAAAGAAAGCTTATGAAAGATTAATTAGAGCTTTAAACATACCAGAGCCTGAAGAATTACTAATTGAAGAAATGGAACCTAAAAGAATGGACCCCGTATCTGAAAACATGGCACTTTTAAATGGAAAACCAATAAAATCTTTTGCTGATCAAAATCACACAGCTCATTTAGCCGTTCATCAACAATTTTTAGCAGATCCACGATTTGGTGGAAATAAACAGGCACTTGAAGCTATATTAGGTCCTATGTTAGCTCATATGGGAGAACATTTAGCGTATCAATATAAAGGAACAATGCAAAGTATAGGACAACAAGCAGGATTACCAGTTAATATTCCTGATATGAGTTCAGATGAAGAACAACAAGAATTATCTCCTGAAGCTGAAAATGCTTTATCACAATTTGAAGCTCAAACTGCTCAATTATTAGCTCAAAGTCAACCACCTAATGAAGAACAAATGAAAGAGCAAAGAGAATCTCAAAAAGATCAAGCTGAACTTGCATTAAAAGGAAAAGAAATGCAAATAAGAGAAGCACGTTTCGTTGAGGGAGTTAAAAAAGACGCTAGAGTTCAAGATAGATTAGAAAGAGAATCTAAGCTAAAAGCGGTCGATCAAGCTATAAAAATAGCAGAAAGGAAAGATGCTGCAAGGAAAGAAAAGTCTTAGGCCTACAGGAGAGGAAATTAGACAAGCTAAAAAATTTCTTCAAAATAAAAAAGTAAAGCCTCAAGTTATTAAGCCTAACTTATTTGCTATGGCTTCAAAAGAAATAAATAAAGATTATGATCAAACTTTGCAATCTATTTTAGAAATATTAAATGCTAAAAATAACAGAAGCAATTCAAGAAGAAATTAAAAAACTTAGAAGAGATTTATCTGAACGAACAGTTAATCCAGGTTTTAATACTAACGAACAATATATTAAAACTATCGGAATTGTTTATGGTTTAGATAGAGCCAGAGATATTATTAAAGATATTTCTGAACGATACATGAAAGGAGATATACTCGAAGATGAGTAATATTGTCATGAATAACGATTGGCATACAGATAATGATATAGCCGATCCTAAAGAACTACCGATACCATGCGGTTATCGAATACTTATTCGACCAGTTGCACCTATTAAAAAAACTCAAGGTGGAATTATTCTAACTGATAAAGCTGTAGAAGATCAAACGTATCTTAACAGTAAAGGAAGAGTTATAGCTATGGGAAGTGAGTGTTACGACACAAAAAATCCATGGTGCAAAATTGGAGATTTTGTAGTATATGGTAGATATGCAGGAAGTAAGATTGACGTTGGTGGCGTTAAGATGCTCCTGATAAATGATGATGAAGTATTAGCTGTTCTACCGAACCCTGATATTTTAACGACTAAAGTATAAACACGTGATTCACCCTCACGCAATACATGGGAGGTTAAACCATGATAGACGAAGAACTAAAAGAAGTCGAGGTAACCCTCGATGAAGAAAAAGAAGAACAGGACAATCAAAATCCAATTGAAAAAGCAATCAATGAAGAACAGTTGGATTCTGAAGGAGATTCTGTATCGGAAGCAGTGGGAGAAGAAAAGCCTGCACTAGAAACCGAACTTTCTACAATTAAATCTGAAATAGAAGAAATAAAAAAAGAACCTTATTCTGAAAGAGTAAAAAAACGTATTGCTAAAGAAGTTGCAAAGACTAGAGCTGCAACAGAAAAAGCTAAGCTACTTGAAGAAAGGTTAGCTAAGATAGAATCTTCTATGGAAGAAAAAGAAAAAGAAGAGAAGGAAGTTCAATATAAAACCGTGTCCCAACAGTTAAAAGAAGCTATCGAATCTGGTGAAACTGATAGACAAGTTGAATTAATGGAAGCTATGTCAGATCTAAGACAAAATAAAGTTAAAGAATCAGTGCAACCAAAAACTGAAACAGCTGAAGATAAAATTAAGGCAGTTCCAGAATTAGCTAAAGGTTGGATAGAAAATAATAAACACTGGTGGAATCAACCTGGTTTTAGAGAGGCTACGTCTTTATCTTTTGGTATTGATACTCAATTAGTAGAAGAAGGTTTTGACGTAAATGATCCGGAATATTACGAAGAATTAGATAAAAGAATATCTAAGTTTTTTCCTGATTTGATAAAACCACAGGAAACAGCCGATAAAAACACTTCACAAGATGATAAAAAAACTGTATCTTCAGAACAGAAGAGAGTGCAATCGCCAGTTGCAGGTGTTTCTCGATCTACATCGGGTTCTGCTAAAAGCGTTAAGCTGTCGTCTGATGATTTAGCAAATGCTAAAAAATTCGGAATAGATATTAGCGATCCAGCGGCACTGAAAAGATATGCAAAAGAAGTTGCAAGTCTTTCAATACAGGACAAACAATAGAAGGAGCCTGATAAATGACAACTAAAGAAACACGAGATGAGCTTTCTCGTAAAAAAGCTTGGAGACCGCCATCATTGTTAGAGGCGCCACCAGCGAGGCCAGGATATAGGCAACGTTGGGTAGCGACTAGCATTTTAGGTCAAGATAACCCAACTAATTGGGCAAAACGAATGCGAGAAGGTTGGCAACCTAGAGATCCTAAAAATTTACCAAAGGATTTTCCGGTTGCTACAATTGAACATGGAAAATTTGCCGGTTACATTGGCGTTGAAGGAATGGTTCTCTGCGAAATGCCAGAGGAAATGGTTGCTGAACGTAATAATTATTATGCTCAAAAAACACACAACCAAGAACTTGCAGTCAGTAATGACTTACATAGAGTAGAACAACCAGGTAATCCTATCCAACGAGAACATAGATCTAAAACGACAACAGGTGGTGAGTAAGGCAATGGCAATTTTAAGGAGGTAAAAATAAAATGGCTAACGCAAATCAACCACAAGGTTTTGTGCCACTAAGACACTTAACCGGCGGCATGATTAGAGCCAATGAATACCTAATCGAAAACGGTCAAGCTCAAAATTTCTTTTCTGGCGATATCGTAGATCTCGGAGCAGATGGATTTTTAGATAGCTTTGCTAATGCAGATAAAGCGATTGGTGTATTTTACGGCGTTGAGTATGTCGATGAAACTACAGGTGATGTGAAGTTCTTAAAAAAATGGGCTTCAGGCACCACTGTGAAAGCAGGAACAGAAGTAAAGGCTTATGTATATGATGATCCAATGATTACCTATAAAATACAAGCAGGAAACGGTTCAATAGCTCAAGCTAATATTGGTGAGACAGCTAATGTATTATTAACTGCAGGTAATTCTACTTATGGATACTCACAACATGAGTTAGACAATGATACTCTTTCAAATGGATCAAGAGTCCTAAGAGTATTAAGATTAATTGATATGCCAGAAAATGATTTCGGTGCTGATGCGAAAGTTGAAGTTACTATTAATCAACATAGATTGGCAGTTCAAGGCGCAGGAATCTAAGGAGTAAGTTATGGCATTAAATAGATCTTTATTTACAAAACAACTTAACTTAGGCCTCAACACTATTTTTGGTATGGAATATGACCGTTACCCAGAGCAGTGGAGAGAATTATTTTCTGTTGAACAATCACAAAAAGCTTTTGAAGAAGATGTACAAATGATTGGTTTCGGTGCAGCTCCTACTAAAGCAGAAGGCGCAGCCATCTCTTACGAATCAGGAAGAGAAGGTACCGTATCAAGATACACACACGAGACAATCGCATTAGCATTCTCAATTACTGAGGAAGCTGAAGAAGATGGTCTTTACGGTTCTCTTGGTGCAAAATACGCTAAAGCTTTAGCAAGATCAATGCAGCACACAAAAGAAATTAAAGGTGCGAACATCTTAAACAACGGCTTTAACACAGTAACAGGCGGTGATGGAGTAAGCATGCTTAACTCAGCTCACCCACTTGGCGGTGGCGGAACAGCTTCTAACATTTTAGGAACTGCAGCTGACTTATCCGAAACATCTCTAGAAACTATGTTAATTCAGATTTCTGAAATGACAGATGACAGAGGTATTCCGGTTGCAGCAACAGGTCAAAAATTGATCGTTCCACCAGAGCTAATGTTTATTGCTGAAAGAATCGTAAACAGTAATTTAAGACCAGGAACAGCTGATAACGATATTAACGCTATGAAATCTATGGGTATGATCCCAGGTGGAGTAGCAGTTAATCAACGTTTAACTGATCCAGATGCGTTCTTCTTAATGACAGATGTGCCAGATGGCTTGAAGCATTTCGTAAGACGTAACTTAAAGAAAGCTGTTGAAGGTGATTTTGAAACAGGAAACTTACGCTACAAAGTATCTGAAAGATACTCTTTCGGTTTTACCGATTGGAGAGGAATCTTCGGAACTCCAGGCGCAGCCTAATAATTAATTAAAGTGAGGGTGATATGCCCTCACTTCCCTAAGACATAAATGACTACTAAGGAGGTAGACTAATGGGTACAACAACTTTTTCTGGCCCGATAAAAGCCGGAACAATTAGAGATACATCAGGTACAACAGTTGGAACTGATGTAACAAATGTAGGTTCTGTCGTAATGGCACAATCTAAAGTAATCGATATTATAGGAGCAGACGCAAACGATCAAGTATGCGCAACTATTCCTGCTAACTCTCAGATTATAGACGTAATTTTAAACGTTACCACAGTTAATAACGATGGTGGTGCTGCTACTGTTAGCGTAGGAACTTCAGCTGATCCAAATGCATTTCTTAATGCAGTAAATGTAAAAGCTTTAGCAACTACTCATGGAACTTTAGATACTGAAGCTACTGATGTAGGAACTACAGATATACAGGTTTTAGCAGATTTTGCTGCCGCCAGTAACGATGGTACTACTGGTGCAGCTACTGTAACTGTACTATACATTCAAAATAATAACTTATCTTAATATAAATAGGGCCTTTTAAAGGCCCTTTTATTTGTATATAGTTAACATTATGGCGAAAGGTTTAGATAAATTAATTTACGATCCTAGTTTAGAACAACAACCAGACTTTTTTGAAATACAAAAGAAATTACAAGAAAAAAATAAAGATATAAAATCTTCTGAAGAAGAAGAAGTTCTAGACGTAGATCTTGGTGCAGATAGCGATTCAGATGACTCTAGTGATAAAGTAGATGACTCTAGTGATAAAGTAGATGAAGCAGCTTCTCAATTAGCTAAATATGCGGATGCTTATAAAAAAATATCTGCAAATTCATCAGCAATAAAACCAAAAGCAGGAGCAAACTTAATGGGAGCAACTAGATCTATGAGCCCATTTGGTGCATTAGGAAAAGTAGAACAATCTTCAAGCCCATATTTTGCTTCTCAAGGAGCATTAACTAATGCTAAATTTAAAGATATAAATAATAAAATTCAAACTTTAAGAAAAATTTTACAAGGAGGTGTAAATGTCTAGTTCAGATATTTTCGCTAAGAGCACTACTACAACAGGAAGCGATGTTACTTTATTCGCTGGACCAGCAAGAATAAAAGGTTTTATTGTAACTCCTACAGGAACTGCTGGTACTGTTACTTTTAAAGACGGAAGTTCAACACTATTTGCGTTAAGCACAGCTGCGTCTGCAGCTTCTGGTCCAGTTCAGATTTCTTTACCATCTGAAGGGATTAAGTGTTCAACTAACGTTGCAGTAAATTTAACTGCAGGTGTATCAGCGATAACAGTATTTATGGCGTAATGGCTACATCAGGTACAGCTACTTTTAACTTAACGGTTACTGATGCGATTGAAGAAGCTTTAGATCGTATTGGTGGAAATCCTATTTTAGGTTATGATATACGTTCAGCGAAACGTAGTCTTAACGTTATGTTTGCAGATTGGGCTAATCGAGGAGTTAATCAGTGGACATTAGAAAAGAAAACTTTATCTTTAACTGCGAATACATCTTCATATACTTTAGATAGAGATACTGTAGATATAGTCGATTTATATGTAACTAGAGATACTACAGATTTCGCTGTTCAAAGAATTAGTTTAACTGACTATAACGCATATCCTAATAAAGCAACTACAGGAAGAGTAACTCAATACTATTTACAAAAAGATAAAACCCCTGTTTTATTTTTTTACCCAGCACCAGAAAATGCTACAGACACAGTTACATATTGGAGAATAAGAAAAATACAAGACGTTTCAGCTTTAAGTTCTAGTGGTAGTGAGCAAGATATTGATATTCCTTTTAGATTTTATGAATGTATGGTAGCAGGATTAGCATACTATATGGGAATGAAAAGAGCAGGAATAGATTTAACTAAAATATCTTTTTTAAAAGCTGAATATGAAACTGCTTTTACTAGAGCAAAAGACGCAGATCTAAATGAAACATTTAGAATAGTTCCAGGTTATAGAAGTGGTTTTTAACAATAGACGTAGACCAGTAAAAGCACCTTCTTTTCCTTTTGCAAGGGGAACGTATGCTAGAGCTATTTCAGATCGTTCAGGTTTAGAATATCCATATAGAGAAATGGTTCGTGAATGGAATGGATTATTAGTTCATATAAGCGAGTATGAACCTAAACATCCTCAATTAGATCCTATTGTATTTAATGATCCAGAAGCGTTAAAAAATGCTAGACCACAAGCACCTCTTTCAGCTACAGGAGGTGTACCAAATCAAATATCAGTAACTTTCCCTGGCACGTTTGGAGACACAGGTAAAAACGTAGCGGTAGCTACAGGGAATTCAATCGGATTGGAGTTAGGAAATGTCTCAGTCGTTATCAGCTGATAATGCATATCTTATGTTATGCACACCTTGTTATGGTGGCGTAATGCACGAAGCTTATTTTCATAGCGTTGTAAAATTATTACAAGAAGCTAAAAATAATAATTATAAAATTCACATTAACACAATGGGAAATGAAAGTCTTATTACTAGAGGAAGAAACACTATGGTTTCTCAATTTATGGATAGCGAATACTGTACTCATTTACTATTTATAGATGCTGATATAGCGTTTAGACCTGAATTAGTTACTAAATTAATAAATTTTGATAAAGACGTAGTTACAGCTGTGTATCCTAGAAAATCTATTGAATGGCAAAATCTTAATTACTATTTAAAAAAAGGAAATACAGATTCGATAGAACAGAAATTATTAGGATATAATTTGAATTTTGCAGATCCTTTAAATATAGAAGTAGATAATGGTTTCGTAGAAGTATTAGATGCTGCAACTGGATTTATGTTAATTAAAAAAGATGTATTTGTAAAAATGAGAGAAAGTTATCCAGAGTTAAAATATAAATCAGATCAGATTATTAATAATAAATCTTATTCAAGCGATTGGTGTTATTCCTTTTTTGATTGTATGATAGATCCAGATAGCAAACGATATTTAAGTGAAGATTACACATTTTGTCGAAGATGGCAAAAAATAGGCGGTAAAATATACTCAGAAATACAAAGCCCTTTAACTCATTTTGGCACATATGCATTTAAAGGAAATGTATCGCATAAATTTGCAAAAAAAGATAATATAGACATATAATGGCAACGACATACTCAGATCTAAAAACGGACATTCAAACTTGGATGCAAAACACTGGTACTGATTTTACTAATCAATTAGACACTTTTATTAATAATACAGAACAACGATTACTAAGAGAAATTGATCCTGAAGCTTTTACATTTAATAAATTTAGTACTTTAACTAGTGGAAATAGGTTTATGAATAACCCAGATGATCTTTTAATTATAAAAAACCTTTTAATACAAAACGGAGATGATAGAATCTTTCTTGAGATGAAAACTGATGAATTTATATATGAATTTTGGCCTGACGCAAGTCAAACAGGAGTGCCTAAATTTTTTGCAAATTTTGATGACGATTCTACTTTAATAGCGCCGACACCGAATTCTAATTTTACAGTAGAAATGCAATACATAGCCCGTATACCAACTCTTTCAGGATCTAATACAACTAATTGGTTAACTGAATACGCTGACGATGCATTATTATACGGTTGTTTATCTGAAGCTTCTATATTTACAAAAAATATGGAAGATTATGCGTTATATGATAAAAGATATCAGGAAATTGTTCTAGGATTGAATAATCAATCTCGAAGAAGAAGAAGAACTGACTACGAATTTCCTGCTAGTCCGGCTGGTACGGATACCTTAACAGGAAGCCAATAAGGAGGTAAGACATGGCAATAACACAAGCACTCTGCACTGTATTTAAAGAGGACTTAATGAACGCAGGAAGAAATCTAACTTCTGATACATTAAAGTTAGCTTTATATACAAGTTCAGCATCACTAGGAGCAGCAACAACTGCTTATTCTACATCGAATGAAATATCTGGTTCAGGTTATTCAGCAGGTGGCGCAACACTATCTAGCGTAGCTGTTACTACTGACGGAACTACAGCAATCTTCGATGCAGCAAACGTAACGTTTACTAGTGCTACAATTACAGCAAGAGGAGCATTGATTTATAATAGCTCAAATTCTAACTCAGCTATTTGCGTATTAGATTTTGGTAGTGATAAATCATCTTCAAATGGAACTTTTGAAATACAGTTTCCTGCTGCTAATGCTAGTAATGCTTTAATTAGAATCGCATAGGAGTTTTAATTGGCATTTGTAGTAAACGATAGAGTAAAGGAAGAAACAACCACGACAGGAACTGGCACAGTAAACTTAGCCGGAGCCGTTGCAGGTTTTGAATCTTTTGTATCAGGAATAGGTAATAGTAATAATACCTATTACGCTATCGTAAGTGATTCAGCATTTGAGGTAGGTATAGGAACAGTTACTGATGCTAGTCCTGATACATTATCGAGAGATACGATAATTAGTAGTTCAAATTCTGATAGTGCTGTCAATTTCGGAGCAGGAACTAAAACTGTATTTTGCACTTTACCTGCTTCTAAAACAATATACATTGATAATAACGGCGATGCCGTAGGAGCAGCCTCTCCGGCTTTCGCTACTAAAATGGCATTAATGCTATAAATGAGGAAATAATGGCACAAGATTTTGAAAGAAAAATACCATATAATTCATCAGGAAATATTGCGATCGGTACGACAGCTAGAACAGTTTTAACATCTAACTCAGATGACACTATTATAGGAATTAGATTAACTAACATTACTAACGCTACAATAAAAGCGAATGTTTATATTACAAGTACAGCTAGTGGTGGATCTGCTGATTCATTTTTAGCTTATCAATATCCTATCGCAGCAGGAGGTGGAGTAGAGTTAATAGATGGTGGTTCTAGAATTGTATTACAAAGTGGCGATGTTTTAAAAGTTCAAAGCGATACAGCTTCTAGCTTACATGGTTGGGTATCTTTAGTTGATTCAGCAAGCACGTAGGAGATAGTATGGGCTACTTAGGAAATCCAGTTACAAAAAATTTCACAACCACCACATCAGTTCAAACATTAACCGGTGATGGTTCTGTATCATACGCACTTTCTGCAGCGGCAGCCGTGCCGGAAGATATTGCGGTTTTGCGTAATGGCGTTCGTCAAAAACCAACGACAGACTATTCAGTCAACGGTGCGCAAATTACTTTTACTACAGCTTTAGCATCAAGTGATACTTGTTTTGTTATTTTCTTAAACGGAATTTTATTAGATCAAAACACACCAGGTGCAAACAGTATTCAACCAAGCATGATGACATCATTTAATGGCGTCTTTGAAAATTTACAAACTATAACCGCTACGACTACAGTAGCGTCAACCGATAACGCATTCTTAGCGGGACCTGTGACATTTACAGGAACAATTACAGTGGAGGGTAATCTTACAGTCGTATGAGTACACTTGA